AGAGATCCAGGCCATTATCGGGGCGGGGGTGTATGAACCATCCCTGGATAATCCAGCCACAACTGGATTTGTCCTTAGCTCAACAGATGCCGGGGTCAGGTCATGGGTTGCTGTTCCAACTGCTGCCAGCCTTGCAGTTGACGATTTGATCACTCTTTCAGGTGTGGCGGAAGGCGCGGTTAACCTCGGGGCCTTCACCGGATCAACGATTACGGACAATCAAACCGTAAAAGCGGCTATCCAGGCATTAGAGACGTTCGCCGAAACCCTGGGAGGTGGTGTGGACTTTACCGCCTATGACGGTGTGACATGGGGCACTGCCGCCGGAGGTTCACAGGTCCACACATTTGATACTGGTGCCGGGACAGACCCGACAATGACGGTTAGTGATACTGATTTCACTTTCAACAAGCCAGTAATCGCCTCTTCGTTCTCTGCCCCCGGCACTGCTTCAGGTGGACAGTATATTTATTTCCTGGAGGATACCGACAACGGCACAAACTATCTTGGATGGGGTATTTATGGCGACGTTTCTGCAAGCAGGATTCACATTCCACCATTGGCTGATCCTACCGCCGGGCAAGTGATGGCCTTCGCTGTTCCTGGCAACCAAACCATGGGGGACGGAACCACAAAGATTGCCTCTGTCGGAACCTGGATAACCCCGCTGCTTAATGTCGTTGAAGATACCACGCCCCAGCTCGGAGGCAATCTTGACCTGAACACCAATGAGATAACCGTCAAGGATGCCGACTGGCTCCCGATAGAGTGGGCAGAAGATGGCTCAACAGCTCCAGCGGCTGCGGCGGCTATTACCGGGACAACTCGGAAGGTAGGACGGGCATTTGACGGCGCAGCAAATGAGGATGTGACCTTTATCTGGAGAGTGCCGACAGACTTCACCGGCACCACCGTAACAGCTCGTGTGACTGGTGTGGTATCTGGCGCAACGGCCCCGGCTAATACTGAAGTAGTTGCCTTTTCCGTGGCTCTGGCATGTTATGCAAACAGTGAGGCAAGTACTTTGGCAGTTGGCACGGCGCAGACCACAAGTTTAACGGCAGATGCCACTTATGCGCAATATGACAACCTCGACACCGCTTATTCATCGGCGATCACCCCGGCAGGAAGTATTGCAGCCGGTGAAGAGTGCGCCGCCGCTGTGATACGGCTTGCGACAACCACTGACACCTACGCGCAAGATTTTACCGTGACCGGAGTGGAATTTAAGTATTCGAGGGCATTGAGTAATGATTAAAAAACTCACTTTTTTGTTCTGGTTTATCCCTGTTATCTGTTTTGCTGGCACGAATGGGTATATTGAGGGGGCTTCACAGAAAATTGCATTAGCAGGGACCGATTTTACTATAAATTCAAACGTCATCTCATGGTGGTTTTTTGAGGATGCGGCCACTTCGTCTTTGGACGGCTCAGATAATAATAATGACCTTAGCTGGAATGGTAATGTTGCTCAGGATGCCACCAACTATATCCAGGGTAACTCAAGCGTAAACATTGATGCAGCAATAGATGCAAACGAATATCTTTCTTGCACTGACGCATCACTAGCTCCGAGTACATTCCCAGGAAAATCAACAACAGGAGCGCAGAATGAATTTTCCATCGGTTGTTGGGTTAGGCTAGATGCTGCTCCAGCAGCTGATATGCATATAATAGGGAAATGGGATTTAGCCGGGGGGCAAATGTCGTATAGGATATTTTATGATCAATCGGCTGATGATTTTGCAGTAGAGTGGTCAGAGGTTGGATGGGGAAATGTAGTGAATTTGCCTGCCACGGTTGGAGCTACAGCAGAAATATGGACTCTGGTTGTGGCGACATTTGACGGCAATGTCGGAGTTAATCTATATGTAGGTGAGGATGGGGACGCCGCAGTCTCAGCATATCAAACAGCGGACGCTACACTGGCTGTTTTCCGTGGAACAGCAGCACTAGTGTCGGGCCGTCGTGCTTTTAATGCGGACTTGCTGGCTGGGTCAGTAGACGAATGTTTTACAATGTCTGACTTGTTGACTGAAAGCGAAATAAATGAAATTCTTGTAAATGGCTTTGCGAGTGACAGATGATTAATATATTGTTTGTATTTCTATTATTATTTTTCTTTACACCTGGAAATTCTTATGCCGTATCTGAATTATTTCCGCCGGTCGGTGTTCCTCCATTCGTCTCCGATTTTTTAGCCAATCCATTAAATACTTACTACTGTTCACCATCTGGCGATAACTCAACAGGGGATGGAACTATCGGTAATCCGTGGCTAAATCTCGCTGGCGCTTCAGCAGTTGTTGCGCCGGGAAGTTTGATTTATCTCCGAGGCGGTTCTTATGCTGATGCTGGTCAAGCAAGCTTTGCATATAGTAATAATAACTTGGCAGTGTCAGGAACCGTTGAAAATCCTATAGTTGTAACAAATTACCCTGGTGAAATAGCGGTATTCACCGATGGTGGTGACGACTCCGGTTGGTTATTAACATTACAGGCAGATTACGTAAAATTGATCGGTACACTGGTAGGTAGTTCCTACGGTATACAAATAGATGGCGGCGCTACTGTATCAGGTGATTTTATACAAGTATCTGGTGTTGATTTTTTAACTGGTATTGAAAATGGTGGGGATTATAATCCTTCAATGCTATCTGTACCAGTTAATGACACAACAACAAATACTGTAATTTCACATAATACATTCCGTGATTCAATTGCTCTCCCAACATACAACAGAAACACATGCATAAGGCTGTTCAGTCTAAATACTATATTGATCGAATACAATCTATTTATAGACAACAGAAACTTATATCAGGGAGGTAGTATATATTATAAAGGGGCAATAAATAATGCGACGGTTAGATATAATAAATTTATAAACTGCGTAGGTGGTATATCATATGCTGTGCAGGGTGATGAATTTAATGGTTCGATATATGAAAATTTATTCTACTCCACAGATAATCCGTTTTATTTTACAAATGATTTAACAAATTCTGGCGAAATAAGTATTTATAATAACGTCGCGCTGAGTATACCAGTATGGGGGGCATTTTTTATGTATTTAAATAGCGACAATCAGGAATGGTCAGTTCATGGAGATTTTTATAATAATGTAATTGATGGGTTAGCTTTTGAGTTGTCTGATAATGCAAATTCTGATGATATTAAGAATTTTCCTGATATTTTTAATTACAACTTGTGGATAGATGCATCCGATAAAACAATCTTACCTATTGGCCCACCACCAAATGACAGCGGAGTAGATATTTCATCGTTAGGTTATTATGCCAATGATATTGTTGCTGTATCTTTTGATATAACTTACGATGAAATAAGTTACACAGCAATTGCGTCCGAATCATACCCAGGACGCGGATTGGGTATTAACGGAACAAACATTGGTGGATTTTTATTCTCGCAAAACCACGGAGGCGGTTCATTCTCAGGGATGGGTAATCACAGATGACAGACTCAATAGCAAAATCGGCAAGCAGAGGCCGTGTCCTGGCCGTGGCAATAATGGCCGTTGTGGCGGCCTACCTCGCAAGTCGTGGGATTGAGCTTACCGATGAGCATAGGCAACTTGGGATTGAACTGATCATGGCCGCTCTTGTTTCAGCTGGTGCCATGGTGCCAGTTGTTCGGAGCAAATTGCGGTCGCTCAAGAGGGCAAAGAAAAAGACCAATGACCATAAAAATTGAGCGGCTGGTTATGCCGGTTTTATTCCTATCTGGCGGAAAAGATTCGTGCGGAGTTGCAGCAGCGTTGTTTTTGGCAGGGAAAACATTTTTAGCATACACATACGATAATGGATTCCTCAGCCCGCAGGCCCGTAGAAACATTGAGAACGTGGTGAGAGTTACTGGGTGTGAACACGTAACATTTTTTAAACGTGCGGATTGGTACGATAGTTATATCTCCGACCACGAGGCCAGAAAAACAGACGTCTGCGGCATGTGTACTTGCTTCCAGTCGGATTATTATGCATTTGGGTATGCACTGGCACACAAAAGAGGAGGGGTTGTTATAACGGGCTCAGACGGGAAAGACGACGGTGAATATGGTCGGCACCTTCAGGAAGCGAAGGAGTTTGCAACCAGAAATAAGTTGAGTCTAGGCACGATGCATCCCCCTAAAGTCAGAAAAATTGACTATTGGGTAGAGCATAAACAGAACCTCCCAGAGGTACTGCAAACGATCAAGAAATTATTTTCATGGGAATCCAACATCCCGGGGGATACGAGTACGCGTTGCCTTCTGGCGATGGGAGGCGTAAAATGACCGTCAAGATTGAAGCGGAAGCCTGTCAGCACTGCATGAATTGCCGGGTGGCCATGCGTGACGATACCTTGCCGGCAGGCGCGTACCGTGGTAAAGAGACATACAGGGCCGTGTCCTGGCCGTCGCAAGTCGCGGGATTGAACTTACCGCGGAGCACAAGCAGCTCGGGATAGAACTGATCATGGCCGCCCTTGTTTCAGTCGGTGTAATGGCGCCAGTGATAAGGAGCAAACTTAGGTCAATTAAGAATGACAAAAGTCAAAGATCGAAACTCAATGGGAGTGAAAAGGAGATTTAAAATGAGATATATCAAATTACTCATCCTCGCATTCTTAGCCCTGCCCTCAATGGTTAGTGGGGCTGATGTAGGAACCTGTACCAAAGTAACAACTGAGTATGGAGGTGGGAGCTTTAACGCTGCTAGGATTGTCCTCCTATGTACAGCTCACACAGATGGAACTCTTTCAGTTACACTGAGTGATTCTATTATGAAATCTCTTGAGGGGCTAAGCTACACTCTACTAGCTCGTCCAGGGAGTGTAGCCCCTACCACAGATAGTGACCTATCAATCACCAGTACAAATGGTAAGGTACTTATCGCCGCAACTGTTAAGGGGCTGGACTTGGTAGATGATACTTCCACCAGGTGGACATTCTTTGAAGGGCCGACTGATGGTAGTGTAGATCAATCCACACCTACAGCATGGTCAGGTGATCCTTGGATAGTAGCCCTTACTGATAACGGTGTAGCCAGTGCTACATTCTACCTTGAGATAGATAGACTCGGACTGGCAAATTGATTGCTATGTTGATTAAATTAACTCAGGAAAATTAAAATGGCTATTAAGCATATACACTTGGGAAGCATGAGATATGTTCACAGTTACGATGATGCCACCACGGTTAATGCTATTGAAAGTGACGGGCCTATCAGAGTAAATGCTGCTGCTGTGCTTCCTGAACATTTAATTACTAAAGGAGAGGCAGATGCTGCTTATGCTCCAGATGGAGATTTAACTAGCCATCTTAATGACACAAGTAATCCCCACAATGTAACCTCTGCCCAGTTGGCAGGGACTACTGTCCTAGATGGCACTTGCACCTTTGGAGGTGGGGGAAGTGGGGATGTAGCATCTCTTACCTTTACAGCAGGCCTTTTAACTGGAATTACTTACGTACCTTAATATGGAGATATTACTATGTCAGTAGATGCTACCCAACCAACAGATGATAGCTTTGTAAGCACTTGGCCAGCCCTGATTAGGGCCATAGCTACACTAGCTAATACTAACGAATCTGCTATAGCCGGGGAGTATATGCCCACAGTGAGTGCGGCTAATGTGTCGGCGACTATTAGTACATTCAACCAGGTGTATACTGTGAACTCGGCCTCCGCAGTCACGCTTACACTGCGTGAGACTGTAGCAGCTGATGTGGGAACCTTTCTTGAAATTCATAAATTGGGAATAGGAAATCTTACCATAACTGCTGGAGGTTCTGACACTATAGCTGATGGTGGAGCGGGCACAAGTATTGCCAACACCACTGCCGCCGAGGCTAAAGCAGCTAATGCTATTCTCCGTTGTGTAGCTGTGGGTCAGTGGATGATTCATGCTATTTATGGAACTTGGGCATAAGGAGTAGAGAATGAAACGCTACGTTAATTTAATCAATGCAGGAATTCTTGGGTTACTTCTTCTCCCCTCTTATGTCTCTGCACTAAATGTGGGCACAGATTGGACTAACACTGATAAGAATCTCAATACTACGGGCAGCATCACTGGGGGTGATATTACTGCAGCCGGTAAGATAACCCCTTCTGCCGAAGGAGTAATCTATAATCAAGGTGGAAATAATGCGGTAGATACCACTATTGAAAATAAGTTATCTACTCAATTAGTAAATGTCTCTGATTGGGCATCTTTGGCTACTGCACTTACTGATATAGGTACTACCCCTACCACTCTTAAATGTACAGGGACTATTACTATACCTGATGGTACTACTGTATCCCCACCTAAAACCATAACTTTCGAGCCCGAGCAAGGATGTGTGGTACAGGGGGTTGCAGGGGGTGGGGTAGAAACATTCGCTCCATTGCATTATAAGCACACACCTAGACTAACATGGGCAGGGGAAAATGTTACTATTGATTTAAGTAACTCTGGAGTTTCAGAAATTGATCCAGATATATGGGCAGAAAATACTACGCCAGGAACAACCCCCATGGCTACAGCCGTTAATGCCGCCATAGTGTCTGCTGGGCAGAGCGTTGAGGTTGCGTTTACTGGCAAGTATTATTGCGAGACAACTGTAAACTTTAATCCTAATGGAAAATATAGGGGAATAACAGATGCAACTCTTGATAGAGCTGATTCTTCAGGATTGCTATCTGGGGTAACAAGTACTGATGCAGCCTTTACTCTTGACGGTGATCTAATAGCAGAGTCTATAGGGTATAATCCTCGCATGCAAGATCTTACATTCCAGCGCCTTGATTATGCTGGACCTCTTTTTTACATGAGGGATATAAAGAGGGGGTCTTTTTATGACCTTCTCATGATTGGCGGGTCTGCTCAGTTATTAATGGATGCTGGGGCGTCAGGCACTTGGTATAACACCTTCAACGACTGTATATTTCTAGGAGATAGAGCAGGAACTAATTCCTACCATGGGGTTGATATTGTTTCAACAGGAACAGGGCATGTAAATAATAACAAGTTTATATCGTGTGATCTCAGTTACCAAGGAACCAATGTACGGGTCGACGATGGAGCTCACAATATATTTGCATTCTGTAGTTTTTCTCTAGCCTGGGAACTCGGAATTGACTTACCTTCGAATGCGGCCAGTTCTCATCACGAATTTATTTATTGCCATAACGAGCAGAATCAGATCAGGGGTTATGCAAGTGGCGGTAGGCTTATTCTGAATGCTCAGGAGAATACAAAGATAAGTGGTGGTGAGTGGCTATCTTCCGTCCTCACCACTGATCAGTATGTTGAAGATACCTCTACGTCCTACCTTTCAATTAGTGGGGACATAAAGAATTTAAACAACGTGACTGTATTACGCACAGATATTAAAAGTGTCCTGCCTAAAATTGTAATGGATACTGGAGCAGACGCCATTTCTATTAGTATGTTTGAGGATGTATTGCGTTTTAGGGATGAGACAGCCGCTGATAATAAGTTGACATATGATATATCATCTGACCTTTGGGCACTATACAAAGATATGATGATAGGCGGTGCTAATAATCCTATACTGACCTCCTATGCCGGAACTCCTGAGGCGGGGAAATCAGCAAGACCTGGATCAATCTGCGTAAATACAAACAATCCTTTGGGTAGTGGTGAGTACGCCATCTACATAAAACGTACAGGTACTAGCAACACCGGGTGGGCTGGGTTAGGGACTGTAATTCCATGACAGATTTAGCTAAGGATCAAGAGTTAGAAGAGATTCTAAGTCTCTGCGTGATTGACATCAAGGTGTGTTGCGGCACACTATTCCCTGAGATCTTTTATGCAGACTTCTCATCTCTTCATCAGGCCATCTTTGACCTAATCAACTCTGGGTATCATAAGATAGCTATTGCTGCACCTCGGGGTATTGGGAAGACCTCTATTGCTAGGACAGTAGTAATGAGAGCTATCTTGTTTAGGTTAGCTAACTTTATTGTATACCTAAGTAATAGTGCTACATCTGCGGAGATGCAAACTGAGAATATTAAGCGTGACTTACTGTCCAATCCCCAGGTAAAGGCCCTCTTTGGAAACATCAAAGATGTTATTGGTGAAGATAAGTCCATGGATGAGACCTTCTCCAAGAGTGCCTGGACTGCTTATGGTTCCACATTCATCCTCCCACGTGGCGCCGGGCAGCAGGTACGTGGACTTAACTGGGCTAACTATCGCCCAGATCTAGTCATCATAGATGACTTAGAGAATAAAGATGAAATCCGTAGTAAGGAGAATCGTGAGAAACTCCGTACCTGGTTTGATGGCGATCTCATGAAGACTGAGGGGAGGTATAGTGCGAAGAAGACTACCTTTATTTATATAGATACCATCAAACATGAGGATTCTATCTTAGCCGACTTAATGGAGTCTCCCGAGTGGAAGACTGTACAACTCTCCATCTGTGATGAAAACTATAAGTCCCTTGATACTAACTACATGACCGATGAGGAGGTGATGGCAGAGGTTGAGGAGCATCGTAGGAAGGGGACTCTTGATGAGTTCTATATGGAGAGGATGAATATTCCTATAGCCAAAGAAGATGCAGTCTTCAAGCAGGAATACTTTAAGTATTTTGATGACCAGTTGGATAAGATAGTACTTCCGAATAAAGAAGAGTGTCGCACCTATGGTATGCATCATATTACTATAGTAGATCCTGCTAAGACAGTTAAGTTGAAATCTGCCGATACTGCCATTATTACAGTGGCTGTAGATCGCACGAGTAGGAAAGTATTTGTGAGAGAGCTCTTCAGTGGAAAAGTCTATCCAGATGAACTCTATGATGAGATGTTTCGACAGTTGAAATTTTACAACTCCTTTATGCTTGGGTATGAGACCACGGGGTTGAGTGAGTTTATAAAGCAGCCAGTTGAGAATGAGTGCCGCCAACGTAACATCCACCCTATCTTGGTTGAGTTGAGTGCTAAGAGAGGAGTTAATGAGAAGGGGAAAGCAGAAAGAATAGCTACCCTGGGGCCATATTATAGGCTGGGTTATATCTATCATAACAAAAGTAATTGTGGTAAATTAGAGGGTCAACTCCTTAGCTTCCCCAAGTCTAAACTCTGGGACTTGATGGATGCGTTAGCTTATATCACTTTCATAATGGATAAGCATGCTATCTATTTCGACCCTTCTGATGAGATGGAAGAAGAGCCCCCATCTGACGAGTACGATACGTTGGAATGTGAGAGTGAGATGGGTGCTATGGAGATGGGGCTGATTATATGAATGCTATCTTGATTAAATCAACACAGGAATGGGGATATAGATGCCTAGTATAATCGTAGGGGATTCTAACGGTGGGCTTTACAGGTCTAAGAAGCCTGAATTTAGGGATAATTATGACTATGATTATCCTGAGGGGTTGGATCTTAAGCCTGGAAGTAAATTGCATAATCGAATCAGAGATAAAGTTATGCAGAATGCTTATGATAGTGCACGGGTTATGTGTACTCGGCATTCCGATTGGAATTCTATAGATCACACCCTTACTGCTTACATCCCAGTGGATGAGGAAGAGAATGCAATTAAGGATAGTGATAAGCGTAGACCAGTGAGTATAGTCTTTCCTTACTCGTATACAGTATTGGAGACTCTTCTCTCTTACTACGTCTCATCCTTCTTACAGGACCCCTACTTTCGCTATGAGGGTACGAGTCCGGATACAGTGATTGGAGCCATCCTGCTGGAGAAGTTGATTGCCATCCAGTGTATTAAGAATAAGGTAGGGCTCAATCTTCACACTATGGCAAGGGATGCCTTTGCTTATGGATTTGGAGTAGTGACCCCTACCTGGGTATCTGAGTATGGTAAGAAGTCTGTAGTGCAGGAAATTCCTAGGTTCTTTGGGATGGGGACTAGAAAGGAGACTCAGATTCTTGAGAACCAGCTACTGTTTGAGGGGAATGCATTGGAAAATATAGACCCTTATCTGTATCTCCCCGATGTAAGTGTTCCCATTCATAAGCCTCAGGAAGGTGAATACTCAGGGTGGGTGAATAATACTAACTACATGTCTCTACTCTCTGAAGAGCAGAATGATCCAGAGATGTTCAATGTTAAGTATATTAAGAAATTGATTGGTAGGAGAACTGGAATATATGTAGGAGATAACTCTGGACGTAACACTAAATCTAACATGCCTTCGAGAAGTTATCTCTCAAATATGACTAGCACTGCTACTGACAGGATTAAGATGTTCATCAAACTTATTCCTAAAGATGAGGGGCTGGGTAAGGGTGAGTATCCCGAGTTGTGGTATTTCGAAGTGGTGGCTGATGAGGTGATAGTCAAGGCTAAGCCTGCTGGTCTGGATCACAATAAGATCCCAGTGAGTGTAATTGCTCCAGATTTTGATGGCTACTCTATGACCCCTATCTCAAGGATTGAAATCTTGCATGGTATGCAAGGGGTGTTAGACTTCATGTTTAACTCCCATGTTGCTAATGTGAGGAAAGCAATCAATGATATGATTATCTATGATCCTTACTTGGTGAACAGTAATGATCTCAAGAATCCAGAGCCAGGTAAGTTGATCAGACTCCGTCGTCCCGCATGGGGGAAGGGAGTTAAGGATGTAGCTCAGCAGCTTCAAGTGAATGACGTCACTAGGGGAAATGTAGCAGATTCTACTTGGATCGTTCAGTGGATGGATCGGATATCTGGGGCAGATTCTAGTATGCAGGGGGCTCTGAGGACTGGAGGTCCTGATCGTCTCACGGGTGCAGAGTTCCAAGGAACTCGAGCAGGTGGAGTTAATCGCTTGGAGAGGATCGCGAGGATAGTAGGTATGCAGGGGATGCAGGATATCGGAACCTTCTTTGGCATCCACAACAGACAGATGATGAAGTCTCCTGCGTATGTTAAGTTGTCAGGGGATTGGCAAGAGGTTCTCATTAAGGAATATGGCAAGTCTATAGACCGTGGTAGAATTCAAGTCGATCCTAGCACTGTCAATGTGCACTTTGATACTATAGTACGAGATGGATCGGTACCAGGTGGGAATTATGCTGAGACATGGGTACAGTTGTTTCAAATCTTGGGAAACAATCCTGAACTAGCTCAGAACTTTGATGTAGTGAGAATCTTTACTCACATAGCCCGTAACTTAGGGGCCAAAAATGTCAACGATTTTGTGAGGAAAGGTGGCAATGTAAATGCTCAAGTTATGCCAGATGAAGCTGTTCTGAAACAGGCTCAAGCTGGGAACATCATTCCTATGAGAGGTGTAGTAAATGAGTGATAAGTTAACACCTGAAGAATTAAAGAATGTGATTGAGCAGGTTAGAGATTATTCTCCTAGAACTTCACCTGACATCCTCAAGTCATTTCTCGAAGGAAGTATTCACCTAGATTTCTTGCGCGAACTTGCTATAAGAATAGAGCAGATGCGCGATGTGATTGAGGTAGCAGATTCGAAAACATTTCTTAAAACCCAAGGAGGTATTCAGGCACTTAGGTTGGTATCTGGAATCTTTACTGACCTGTATGAGAACAGTGTGTCTAATACTGAAAGATATAATCAAAACAAAGAGGATTAGTTATGAGAAAGTTTTATGCACGAGTAGTGTTTGGGCCTGATGATACTACAGTTGGGAACCCTCTTCCTACAATGGAAGATGAAATTAATGACTTGTTAGATGTAACTGAGGTTGTAGAGCCGGTGGGTGATGTACCCTTGGGTGAAGAAGGAAGTGTGCCTGAAGCACCTTCTGGAGATAATCTCAGTGGGGAAAGTGTAACTCCTACCCCAGAGGTAACGCCTCCTGAGGCAGATCCTGGAGTTGGTGAGATTCCTAGTCCTACTGGTGAAGTTGTACCTACCCCCTCTGCTACGCCGACAGGGGATAGTGAGTTGGCTGCTCTCAAGGCGCAGATTGCAACTTTGCAGAGTCTTGTGGAGAAGTTGAGTAGTGGGGTTGCTCCAACTCCCCCTGTGACTACTCCCTCCACAGTACCGACTCCAGCGTCTGCGGTTGTGGCAGTAGCCACTCCAGATGCCATCCTGGAAGATTTCTTGTCCAAGATTGATTACGACAAGACGATGGAAACCAAGGAGAGTTTCATAGACTTTATGAAGCAATTCGCGGGGGCTATCAGGAACTCTACATCTGAGCACGTGCTGACAGCAGTGCCGAATGTAGTAGGATCTTATGTCAACAGGCAATCGGCGATGAGGGATATTGCCAAGCAGTTTTATGGTGAGCATCCCAACTTGAAACCTGTTAAGGTGTTTGTAGGGAACGTGGCGAATGAAGTAGCGGCTGAGCATCCGGAGTGGAATGTAGTACAGGTGCTTAGTGAAGCAGCTACTCGTGCTTACACAACTCTGGGGATTGCTAAGGAGGTTAAGAAGCAGGAGAAGGAAGATGCGGCTAAGCCGACTAAGCCCTCCCTTCCCGGCGGTTCGCAGAGTGTGAAGAGTAAACCTGCCCCTAGTGGGGGCTTGATAGATGAAATCAACGATCTCATTTCTGACTAAGGAGGTTAGAATATGGCTGGTGAAGGAAGATTTATTGACAAGTTGATGGTAGGTGATATCGCCGTAACTGGCGCTGTCAAAGCGGATAATTCCAAGAGGTATTGCTTGGAGAAATTTGACACTCAGCCTTTCTGCCTGTCTAATGCGGCTACGGTGGCATTGGCAAGTGGGACTGGGTCAGCCGCGAATACCGCATTCTTTCCTGGGTCTGGAAACTCATTCGAGTATAGTGCCAGAGGCACACAGACTATCACGGGGCTCGGAGTGCTTGCAGCTACTGGGTGCTCAGTGGCAGGGGACCAGACTGATAACGATGGTAGGGAGGTGGCATTTGCTGGGGGTATTACCTCCAAGGCCCCGAGGGCTTATACAGTAGGCACCGCCTTCTATGCACGCCTCAGATTCTCCATCGCGACTGTAGCCGGTACCGATGATTGTGCCTTCGGGTTCCGCAAGGCGGAGGCAGCTCAGGCGAATTTGGACGACTATGATGAGATGGCAGTGTTGAATGTGATTAGTGGAAATATCACTATTGAGACCATTCTCAATGGGGGTGCTACTGCTACCACTGACACTACTGACGATTGGGCCGATGCAGGGATTCATGAGTTGCGGGTGGATGTATCTGCGGCTGGGGTAGTAACGTATAAGATCGATGGCGCTGCTCCTACTGTTACCGCGGCTTTCTCCTTTGATGCAGGTGAGACGGTTATTCCCTTCTTGTTCTTCCTCCAGGCAAATGCATCTCAGACTGGGGCACTTGTTCTGGAAGAATTCGAAAGTTCTTACCTGTAAGGAGGTGAGTGATGAGTTTAGCTGGAAGATTATCTAAGGTTGGGATCAATCCCTGGGGCGATCCAGTATCGGCCACCTTAGCGGGGACAACAGGCCAGATTCTCGTGCTGATGCGAGATAAGAGCAATGATGTACTCATTGCTACTGGTACTGATGTTCCTACGGGTGCTACTTCTGGATATGCTAAAGGGTGTTTGTTTATCGATAGGAATGTAGCCACGGGGGCTACTGGGTTGTATGAGAATATCGGAACGAACACTTCATGTAACTTCAATGCCATAGGTGCGGTGACTGCTGGAGAGATTGCCCTGGCACAGGGTAGCGTGTTGATCGGGAATGCAGCTGGTGCAGCTACTGCTCTGGCAGGTGAAGGAGATGCTAAGATTCTTGTAGGTAATGGTACTACGATGACTAGCGTGTCACTTTCAGGTGATGCTACTATCACTAATGCCGGTGTAGTCACGGTGACTAAGTCCACTGGAGACTTCCAAGTTGCAGGTGGGGATTTGGATGCTGGGTCTTCAGGCGTGGCGGGTACAGTTGATATATTCCCATCTACGGCTGCCCGAGGTAAACTTAGCATTCGTGTGGGTGACCAGACTGGGGATACCACAGTAATTCAGTCATTTCTGGAGATGGGTCAGGCCACCACTATCGCATATTCCGATCCAGGTGCAGCTTCAGCATATGTTGCAATGTCCACTGCTGCCCTTTCACTTGCTGAGATGGATGTTCTCCAGGGTGCTACTGCGGGCACGCAAGTGGCATCTAAGGCGGTGATTGCAGATGCCAATGTTAATACTGGGGTAGCTAAGATAACAGCTCTGCATATTGGGGCCTCAGGTGCTGAGACCCAGGTTACAGCAGATGCTGCGGAGCTTAACATCTTGGATGGGGTAACTGCTACCACAGCGGAAATTAACTTTTCCTCAGATGTTAGTGCCCAGACTGAGACAGTGACTGCTGCTGGTGCTGTGTCTGTACTATTGAAGAACACTAATCTTGAACTGGTTGGGGCAGGTGCGGTGACGTTGGCTGCCCCGAATAGTATCATGACTGGGCAGATTAAAACTATCAGGATGACAGTTGATAATGGTGACGTTACTATGGCCCTTACTGAGGTGCTGAATGTCGCGGGTGCGTCAGCAGGAACCACACTTACCTTTGATGCAGTAGGGGATACGGCTATCCTCGTAGCATGTGGGGCTAAGTGGACAGTGATTGGAGTTAGTGGAGCAGCTATAACCTAATTGCTATGTTTAATTTTGAAACGTAGCATTAAACTTTAAGTAAATATTTCGGAGGTATAGATATGGCATTTTTAGGTATGCGTGGAAATGGTGACTGGGTAACTGATCAGCGCCCGAAGAATTGGAGGGAGGCGATTCTCTATCGTTATCCGAATGGGGATATGCCCTTGACTGCTATCATGAGTAAGATGGCAAGTGAGAAGACAGATGACCCAGAGTTTAACTGGTGGACTAAGGATCTGGCTACTCAGAATGCCACCGTTACGGGCGTCTACTCTGACTCGGGCCTCAGTTCGGCCTACGTGTCTGGGGCCACTGCAGAGGATGTCCTCTACTTCAAGATGTCCGCAGCGGACCTGACTCAGATCAGGATCGGGCATCAGGTCTTATTGAGAGACGCCAGTGATCTCTCGGTAGATGTGAATGGTAAAGTAGTAGGGAGATCTTCCAATGGATCTAGCTCGTACATTCAAGTGGTGTTGCTGGAAGCTGATGACAACTCCACTGCTGGGGATCTCAGCAATTGTGACACTCTTCTCATTGTGGGTAATATCAATAGCGAGGGTGCGGCGATGCCGGATGCTATTGCATATGACCCGGTGAAGTGGTACAACTTTACCCAGATCTTCAGGACTCCTCTGGAGATGACTCGTACGGCTATGAAGACTCGATTGAGAACAGGTGAGCAGTATAAGGAGGCTAAGAGAGAAGCACTTGAGTTGCACGGAATCGAGATGGAGAAGGCCTTCTTGTTCGGCGTTCCGTCGGAGCGTACCGGGGATAATGGTAAGCCTGAGCGCACTACTTTGGGCCTGATCCCTGCTATCCGTGGAGGGTATACTGGACAGGGTGGATCAACAGGTACGGTGAATAACTTTGTCACCAACACTGATTATGCTGGGCAGACGTGGTTGCAGGGTGGGGAGGATTGGCTGGATACCCAGCTTGAGGTTATCTTCAGGAAGGGCAGTACTGAGAAGTTGGCTCTGGCTGGATCAGGCGCCATCCAGGCAATCAACAAGTTGATCAAGTCAGGTGGGAACTTTGACTACACTGAGTCAACTGAATCCTACGGGATTAAGGTGACTCGTTGGGTGACTGCCTTCGGTGTGATCAACATGATGCGGCATCCTCTCTTCTCCTACGAGACCACCACTCGCCACTCGATGGTTATCTTTGAACCGAAGGATTTGAAATTCCGCTTCATCGATGACACGATGTATAAGGCCGATGATAGGCTGAAGAAAGGTGGCTGGACTTCCAGGGATGGAATCAAGGAAGAGTACCTCACTGAGGGTGGCATGGAGTATCATCACCCGGATGGTTGGGGTTATCTGTATGGGTTTGGTACGGATAATGCTGTGTAGTTTAGGGTAAGTAGGTTGGGGTGTAGTGAGGGGTGGGAGCAAGTCTCCCATCCCTTTGTTGAATAAATTAATGTAGGAAATTAAAATGGCTAACAAAAATTTGACTATTAAGGAAGTTGAAGATTTACGGTCGAAGTTAAATACTACTATTGCCGAAGCAATTCAGAGTTTCGAAAGTGATACTGGTATCAGAGTGGGATATATAGATACGGTTAGAAAGCGGGATCAGCAAGAGAGGGAAACTTGTTGCGCCCCGATGTGGTATAATGAAGATAAGGGAAATGTAGTGAGTGTTAATGCCAGTTTGAATATGGAGTTATAATATGAACTTACTTACCTTTCGTCAACTCTTCCGCACTCAGACTGGCCGGTATGACCTAGTGAATTCAGATGGATCTGATAATGGGTTAGACTTTTATGTAAATGCTGGACAGAAGTATCTGGATAGGGTAGCAGACATCCCTTCTAACATTGGGCGTAGATTCATCGACATAGCAGCGGGGGATTATGTGGTTAAGTTTACTAACTCTAGGAGTGTCCTTGAGGTGTGGTGTATAGGAGTAGATGATGCTGGTGATATTGTTAGGTTGCCACTTACTAAGGTACAGAATAATGAACTTAGAGGGGTGGATAAGAAGACTCTTGAGCAAGCTTATGTAGGAGTGTTTGGAGGGATTGAGCAGGAGAGGCCACAGTACTATGCAATTGCCCAGTTGAGGATGGTTCAAGATTCGGGTGTCCCAGGTGGGGGGATTGGTGGCATGATGGATGTACTTGTAGATGGCTACCAAATTTATAACGGGGTGTTTCTTATGCCTCCTGCTGATGGGAGTTATACTATTGAGGTAATAGGTAACTTCTACTCTGATCCCCTAACCAGTGATACCTCCACCTCATTCTGGTCTGAGCAGCATCCTAATATTCTCATTATGGCCACTATGAGGCAGTTAGAGATCGTGCATAGGAATAGAGAGGGAAGGTTGGATTGGGAAGATGCAATTGCCTCTGAGGTGATTGGTATAGATATGGATGGTGTAGCACAAGAATGTGCTGATGTTGATCAGATGGAGGGGTGAGAGTGAAAGAGCAAGGGATTACACTTACCAAGATTACTCAAGGGTTGAGGAAACATTCAGATGGGCCGTTTAACAGTGAGGCTCTTACTGAATGTTTTAATGTAATTCCCCGAGTTCAGGGCCTGGTCCCTGCGCCTACTATAATTGGGTCCTTGGTAGGGATTAGTGCTGACTACCCATTCCCTCAGATATTCTTCGGATTCAGGCATTGGGTCTGCTGTACAAGAGATAAGGTGTATACTATCAACGGTGATTACACTGTTACTCTTCAGCTAGACCTCTCCGTGTATTATAACTCCTTTCCCACTGCTCCGCAGGGAGTATGGAGAATGGCCGATTTTCATGATTATGTAGTGTTGACGAATGGAGGGGTGACGATTAACTATGATCCCGTGAGTGGAATCTGGGAGTATAATGATGTAGCAACAATGCCCACCCTTGGCACAGTATGCAATTATAATGGGCAGTTGGTTGGGAGTGGGCGAGAGGCTATAGTAGGAGACCCTAAGACTACCCATCCAGATGCAAGTGAGGTAGATTCTAACTATCTACTCTGGGGTAAGATTGGTGCTGCATCCTTTAGGTTGGATCAGGGGAATGTTTCAGGATATAGGCCCATGCCTTGGTATGGGGAGATCTATCATGTTATGAAGTTGGGGAATCCCGGGGTTGTGGTAGTGTACGGGGCAAGTGGAATTGCAATCATTAAATTTGAAGGTGTGGCTCCTGGAATAATAGAGACCTTTGACTTTGGAGTTGCAAGTAGAGGGGCTGTAGGTGGGGGAGTTAACTTTCATGGCCTCGTAGATACAGCCGGAAACTTTAGGGTTCTGACTAAGGACCTGAAGATGTCGGAGCCTGAGTATCAAGAGTATTTCTCACCTATGTTAGGTGATGAGATTATAGTATCTCACAATCCCACTATGGATGAGATCTACATTACGAATGGGGAAGTGGGGTATGTCTATACTAAGTATGGATTAGGGCAGGTGTCCATTCTACCCACTACTCTTGGAGTTATGGCAGGGGTTCTCAGAGGCGTAGTGGTGGATAGTGGGGATAATAGTGGCCATCTTACCTCAGATGTTATAGACTTTGGTACTCGAGGAATGAAGACTATAGATACTGTGGAGATAGGTGGGGTGTGTCCATCGGTACTCCAAGTGGCTATTTCTTATAGATACAGTAATGAAGCAGCTTTTGAAGATACGGGATGGGTAGATGTTAATCCTCAAGGGGTAGTTACTATACCATGTAAAGGGGTGGATTTTAAGATAAAAATTAACTGTGCCTCTTATCTAGGACTTGAGATCAAGTATGTGAAAGCTAGGGTTAAGTTCGACGATAAGAGATTTGTGAGGGGAACTGATGCTTATAAAGCTACTGCCTGAACAGGCTGCTAAACATTGGGGAGATGTGAGAGTTGCTATAGAAGCCTCCCTTCCCCCTACAGTTGGAATGCAAAGTGACAGGATGAGTAACATTCTCACCGCGGTAATGACAGGTGAGATTACCGTGTGGGTGAGTGCAGAGAAGCGGGAAAGTGGGACGGTGCTCACGGGGATGGTACTTACTACGATCCTCTTCGATGGGATCAGTGGGACTAGGTCCTTACTTATTTACTGCGTGTATGGATATGGTGAGGGGAAGTTGGAGAGTTGGGCTACTGGAGGAGAGACCCTTCTCAAATATGCTAAGTCTCAAGGATGCCATAGGATGATTGGGTATACAGATGTTAAGTCAATAATTAAGTATGCGGCCTCAATAGGGGCGGATACTAAGTATACCTTTGTATCATTCCCAATTTAACTGTGTTGAATTAATTAACATAGGAGATCACCATGAGTATAATGCGCCTTACTAAAGTTGAGATTCTTGCTACTTGTTGGAAGGGGGGAAGTGGGGGAGGTGGATCATCGGGTGTGGTAGACTACCCCCAGTACATGAAGGTGCAGCATGAAAATATGATGGATGGGGGAGATTATACTTCTACCTCATACGTCCACTTTACAGCCTCCACCTGTTTGATGCAGAAGATAGAGGATGCAGTTACGAACTCACCTTACTCGGGGGAAGTGGCGTTTGATCCAGATGCTGACATTACTGCATTCTTGGCGCTAGTTACTACTCTTGAAGGAAAGGTAGCTTCTCTTGAGGCCACAAGTTATGATGATCTAGTAACTACCGCAAGTGGGTCATTAGATGCTACTCTTATAAACGCTGCTATGACTGCCCATGGGGATGCGTTAGATGATAGGTTGAATAGTGATGTGCTTCCTAGGTTTCAAGCAGGGATGAGGGACATTAATGCAGTAGTCTCTTCTTCATTCGTAGTAGGGCAGGCTGTGATAGAGGCATTCAACACGAGGGAAGTTGCAGACTTCGGGGCAAAGCTTAGACTCGAGAATCATGGGTTGATAGTTTCGGGAGTTAGAGATCAAATCCAACTGGCTATTGCCAAGTTAACATATCGAGATACAGTTACTAAGGTGGGTCTGGAAGCTCGGAGGATGAAGGCTATTCTCAAGAAGGAGGAACTTAAAGAGCAGTTGGATATAGATGATAAGAATATAACTTGGGGCATTGAACTGTTTCAGCACGGTGCTAACATGTTATCAAGTATCTCTGGTGCAGCGGTTAGTAAAGAGAGGATGCCCTCTACTGGGGCTTCAGTTCTGGGTGGGGCATTGAGTGGGGCCGCCACTGGTGCGGCTATTAGTGGGGGTAATCCCTATGCGACAGCTGGTGGCGCAGTAATAGGTGGAATAGGTGGACTTTTAGCATCTTAAGATAAGGAGACTATCATGGTAGCAGGAATTGATTTTACTAAACTACTTCAAGACCCGAATATGCTTATGGCTATTGGAGACATGGGCCAGAGTATTGGCGCAGGTGAGCCAATGTCAGAGGCATTGAATCCTTCTGGGTTGATTAATAGGATTCAGAATCAGAAAGCAGTAGGGGATATGATGAGGCAGATTTTGGCTCAGGGGGGTGGGCAACTTACTGCGCCTCCTAATACCTCGGGTACTACACCCCCTTCAGACTCAGCAAGTACTAATAGTGGAGTAGATATGATGAGCGAGTGGCAGAAGTTGATTACCCCTACTCCCATCGGAACTCCTGGGCCTGATAAGGTAGATTGGAGTCAGACAGCTGATGGCACTACGATGAAGGTAACTTCGCCATCAGCTAAGAATCTGGCTACTTTTGGGAAAAATGTCCCACCTGAAGCGATGACTGCTACTCCCCCACCGCAAAGTGGAGGTAGCCCTGGAGCTAACCCTTTCTTCAAGACTCTCTTGGGTCTGGAATAGATCTAAGAGGGTTGACACCGGATGATTTGAAAGTTATACTTTCAGGGGCGTTGAATCTAAGGGATATGACCGGGAGGGATGCGAGTAATCTAGCTAATCGTGAGTTGGATATTCTTAAGGCTCAGCAAGCAGAGGCTGAGAGGAAGAGGAAAGAGGGGGAGGAGAAGATGAAGGTGTCTTATTCTACCCCATATGAGAAAGATGGAAAGAAGTATAGAGATAAGATGGACTATACTGGTGCAGTGGTAGGGAGAGAGGAATTAGGGCCAGTGGATAAGGACTATAAGTATTGGCAAAGTCCTACTGGGCAGATTCAGGCATTTAAGGAAGGTGACTCTCCCCCTCCTGGATGGACAGCAGTGGTTACTCGTAACCAAGAGTTGACTCCTATGCAAGCGATTAATGTAGATGCAGGGATTGCTAAGATGAGGACTGATCTTGAGGCTATCTCCGCGGGGAAACATAAGAGTTATAAGCCAGAGGACTTGCCCATATTCAAGAGTCAGGTAGATTTCTTGAATGCTCAGGATCCGAATAATAACTATGAAATTGTAGAAGGGACTCCTTGGAATTGGAGAAGTCCATTGACTTCAGAGATACCACCTAAGTTGGTGGTTACTCCTAAAGGTGCGGCGCCTCCCCCTACAACTGCCCCATCTGCTGCAATTGATTATCTCACAAAGCATCCTGAGTATAAGGATGCATTTAAAGAGAAGTATGGATACTTACCTGAGGGATTCTAATGCCTGCTCCTAATCCATTCGACCAGTTTGATGCTCCTAAGTCTAACCCCTTTGATCAGTTTGATCCTCCTAAGCCTACTCTAGATTCACCTGTTAAGGGGGAGTTTCAAGGTGATCCTGCACAGGTGCAGAGTGAGATAGATGGGATTATCGATCCCACTATGAAGGCACTTGCTCAGAAGGCCTATGACCAGCAGTATGGGAAGAGTGGGATAGTGGATACGGTGAAGGGTATAGTAGCCCCCTCCTTCATGGAGTCTAGTGCCCCAGTGCCTAAATCAGACAAGTTACCTCTAGGTATACCTAAAGCCAGTGGAGTACTCGGAGATATTCAGGATGTACTATATGGAGTCCCAGAGGCAGTAGTAGGTCTGGCCTCAGGAATAGGTACATTCATAGGTGGGCAAGCGACTGGGGCACCAAAAGTATTGGAGGGCCTCCCGGGGAGTGGTGAAGAGGGGAGTCTCACTAGGGGTCTAGCCGAAGCGCAGCGTCAAGCTGAGAAGTTTGGTGAAGGTGGGGGATATACTCCTGTCACCAGTACTGGACAGCTCCTCCTCAAGCCTATCGAAGTGTTGTTTGGCACTGCTATGGGGAGCATAGACAGGGCCGTAAGAACGTTGTCTAAAGACATCTCTCTTGAGGAGGTAGAGAACAGGGTTAAAGCAGCCCAATACGTATTCAACTCTGCTCTCCTCGGCCTGCCTCATGTTGCTAAGAAACTTGGCAAAGGGAAGGCTCTTACATCTGATGAGACTAAGCAGGTGAGGGAGAGGATTAAACAAGAGGCTTCTGATGCTAAGGTGGATGAGTTTGATGAAGCACTTAAGGTGCTACGCGAGGAGTCTACTCCGCCACCTGCCCCAGCTGGGGAAGCTACGTTTAAGGGGAATCAGGATATTGTAGATGCGTTGAATGTGGAAGGGGGGAGGAAGCAAGGGTATGGGAAGAGGGCTTATACAATTGCATTAGAGAAGGCGCTTCAGCATCCAGAGGAGATTACTCCTGAAGCTCTGAGTATATTTGGGAAAGATCCGAAGAAAGGGACTAGGAAATTTGTAGCAGATTTGTTGAGTAGGAGAGCAAAGAATGAAATTAAAACTGTAAGATTTTATCACGGTGGTATTCCTGGTGATGGATCTAGATGGGTAACACCTGATATAAAATACGCTCAAGGCTATGCTGATAAATCAGGAGGAATTATACAATATATAGATGTCCCTGAAAATAGTCCCCTACTTCAAAAATCATTCGATGATACTGGCACTAGTATGACAGCTCCATATGTGCATTTTGAAGCATCTGCAGAGATGATGAAGAAAGCTAAAAAGATGGAAGACGCACAGACTCCACCACTTGTAGAGGGTCAGATAGAACCTCATACTTCTGCCCCACTTGAATCTCCTGCTAATGCCCCAGAATGGATGGGAGGTGAGATTCCTATAGCGGAGACTGCGCCTGTTATTCCTCCTATCTCAGAAGTTCCTACTGATGCAATCAAAGTAATGGACTTAAAAGGTAAGCCAAACATCCCTGAGGTGGAAGGAGATACAGGGTTTGAGAGCACTCCTGTTGCTGAAACTGTTACGCATACCCCTGGAGATATCCTTGATGTAGGTGGAATTAAAGTTAAGTATGACGGAGCGCATCAGTTGGGGGAGATGAAGCTGGAGTCTATTACGATTCAAGAGGGGCCAGCTAAGGGGGCGACTAGAAGTGTGAGGGATCTGGAGCCTGCTACTATTGAGGCAGAAGTGAAGAAAGCTGAGGAGGTGTTTAGTAAGAAAGTTGAGGAGATGAGTACTCCTGTAGCTTCGATAGCTGAGACCCCTAAGTCAGAGATAGTAATTCCTGAATTCTATACACTAGAGGAACTCAAGAGTAAGTTTGATGTAGGAGTGGACATCCCCAAGGAGCAGGCCCTACTTGAGGCTGAGGTTCCTGAGGCCCCTGAGTTTGGGGTGGCTAAAGTGGGAGATAAGTATTATAGAACAGTGGTTAAGAGTGAGATGCCTAGGGAGCGCGGAGCTGCGCCTAAGGTTGAGGAGGAGAGATTCAAGTTTGAAGATGATGAGTATGAGCCTACGGAGAGTGAACTTAAGGCTGAAGAGCTAGGGCTGAAGAAGTTGTTAGAGGAGCAGGTTCCTGAGGTAGATCCAGTTAAGGCTAAAGAAGTTAGGCCTGAGATTCTGGCGGGGTTGGAGAGGTGGAAGAAACGCTATGTTGAAAAAATTAATGCAGGAAAGCCTGCACCAGTTGAACCATCTGACTTAGCCCCAGTCAATCCAGACTTCGCAATTTTTAAAACTGAAGCAGAGGCTCGTGCTTATGCGGAGGCTAGTGGGGTGGAACCGGAGAGGGTTAAGCATGATGGGTTGAGTGATCAGTGGATCATAGAGCCGAAGTTTGAGGACTTGGATGATTACGGATGGGAGACTTCACTTGAGGATGTAGAGGAGGTTCGGAGTCTGGATCGGAGTTATGATGGGCCAGATAGTGGATATGATATATCTTCGGGGGGACTCCGAGATCTGGTAGATATAATTAATAATGAGAGGGGGAGTGTCGATATTACTGCCCTTCGTAATGCGATCGAGAAGAGGAAAGAAGTACTTAGGTTGATGAAGGAGTTGGGGAAGACTGCGGATGATTTCTTGAGTGGGCTAGGGATGAAGCCCGAATCTGTGGAGGCATTTAAGGCGGCGCTTGCTAGGTTGCCGCAGGATGAGCAGAAGTTGAGGAAGTTGGATCCTATTACTGAGGGTCTAGTGAATCCTGAACCTGCTACAGTTATGCATCAAAGAGTGAGGAAGTTGAAGAATGGGACAATTAGAACTCATATTCCTATAACGGATGAGTATTTTGATGCCGTGTTTAAAGCACCTAAGAGGGATTGGGATCTGGGGAAACTTTCAGGTAGGTTCATGGAAGCTACGGAGACTAGACTTCATGGGTTTGAGAGGTATAATAAGACAATTAAGAAGTTGTTCTGGGATAAGTGGATTGAGAAACTTAGTGATAGTGAGAAGGAAAGAAAGAGTAGGATTGTTGAGGCTAAGAGGTTGAGAGGGACTCTTAGTAAGGGGGAACGAGAGGGGCTTGCTATAGCATGGGCCGCAGACCAGAAGGGTGGAGTTGAGGCACTACGTGCTGATGGGATTACTGAGATCCCACTTATGAATGCTAAGCAGTTGGCCGTGCGTATGGAGATGAATAAGAAGTTTGGAGAGTTGCTGGATAGGATTAACTATGTCCGGTCCAAGATTGGCTTAGCACCAATTCCCAAACTGGAAAATTACTTCCCATTTATTAGGCAGCAGAATGCTCTGAGGAATGCAGGAATTTTGGATAGTTTAGTGGCTACCCCACTTAGTAGAATTCAAGCGAACTCTACTAGATTTAAGGGGACATTCTTTCCGTTTGAGAAACCTAGGGGTAAGAGTCAGATTCCTATTGAGTTAGATGTGTTTAATGCGTATGAGCAGTATCTATCGTATGCCATGAAAGAGATTCATATAACACCGGTAGCAGCCTTGGCTAAGGAGTTAGCAGGGGAGAGGATCAAGCCTAGGGGAATGAAGAGTCCTAAGAGTGCTAAGAGATTGGTAGATACAAATCCAGGATTGGCTAAGTTACTTATTAACTGGTCTGATGAGATTTTAGGTATAGACACAGTCACTAATGTTACCCAGCAGAAACACCCATTCATTGCCAGGACATTTAGTGATGCTAATAGGAACTTAGTTGCGGCTATGATCTTTGGAAATGTAGGTACGGTGCTTAAGCAGCCGACTGCACTTAAGGGGACTTTCGCTATGACCTCCATCCCGGATTTTATATATGGAATTAGTAAGTTAATGGTGGAGAAGCCGATTAGATGGGGAGAGACTACTGCGCAGAAAAAGTCTAGGGTGTTAGACATTCGTAGGTCAGAGCTTCTCATAAGTGAGTTTGTAGAGTCGATTCAGTTGGGGACGATTAAAGGGGGAAAGAAGCTGGCTATACAAGTTACATCTGCGCCTATGAATATAGTGGATATGCTTACTGCAGAAGCCTCGTGGAATGCAGGGTACTCTCATGCCAAGAGGGTGCTTAAGTTAGGGGAGCCGGAAGCAATTGTTTGGGCGGATGATTTGGTAGCAAAGACTCAGGGTATGGGGATTAGAGGGGCGGTTGCATCTATCCAGACTACCAGAGCACTCAAATGGCTGACAATGTTGCAGACATATGCCATAGCTGATTTTAACTTTCTTGCGCGGGATATCTTGGGGATCAAGAATCCGGATATTAAGAAGAGTGAGCAAGTGAAGAGAGTGGTTAAGTATATAGTAGGGGCATCATTGATTAATCAAGCGTTCCAGTTTGCAGGAATGGATGCTCCTAATCCCTCTCCTATCCAGGCCTACAATGAGTCTATGGATGAGACAGATGATAGGAAAGTAGCGATGGCTAAGGTGGCGATGGAGTTTGCTGAGATGATTCCCCTGCTGGGTGGGAGTGCTAAGTATGGTTCCAGTTTGATGGGGCCAGTAGGGGAGTTAGCTAGTGATATTCCTAAGGGTGTGACTGAGGCGGTTAAGGCGCTGGATTGGGAGAGGATGAGTGATAAGCAGAAGTTTAATACTGCGCTTTTTATAGGGGAGATGCTTGGGATGTATTATGGGATACCTATGACTAGACAGATTAAGAAGAGTCTTAGGACTGCTAGCCAGGGAGGGAATCCTTATGAGATCATCCTGGGGATTTATATAGAAGAGGCCCGTAAGGGTGGCGAGCCTCCTGGGTTTAGTGGGATGGGAGGGTTGGAGGGGTTAGGTGGATTTGGAGAGTAACTATAACTTTATCAATCCCTTTATAAATTCCAGTCTATAGTCATTACCATCTACAAGTTCCCTAAGTTCTTGTGAGATGGTGATGGCTTTCCTTATGAACTCTATAGCCTCGGAGTCAGTGGAGAGGTGGAGAGAATCTTTTAGTTTCTCTACTATTCCTTGCCACCTTAAGTGATCAGGCATAGAGTCCCCTTCAGCAATATCGTGTTCCAGATAATAGTAACAGTGATTGGGTAAACGTGGAGAGAGTTTAAGCATGTCATAGACATGGTGATCTCTGCATAGAATAATGTGGATGATGTCGGGGAGGGTGTGATTCTTCATACAATCACCTCCTTCTTGCGACGATAGACTAAGATGGTATCCTCTCCACTTTCCTTCCTATCTATAAATCCCATACTGCGCAGGGTCTCGATGATGATTTCCATCACTCGGTCATCTGCATCTTGGTAGAACTTCCTCATGAGGGCAGACTTGGTTATGGTTCCAGCCATGCCAATTTCAGCCATGACTTTGCTCAAGACTTCAGCATGAGGGGACTTACCGATGCCGGAGAATGTCTTGGGCATTTTCAGTTCGGTGCGCTCCAGTAGACCTATTGCCCTGTTTAGGTCATCCACTGTTAGGATCATACTATCACCACGAGCTGCGGAGAGGATCATACTTAGTTTCATTATATGGACTGGGCGACGTTCGCAGTAAGGGGCTAAGTGGGGATCGTCAAAGATTTTGGTTTGATCCTGGGACATATACCACTCGACCCATCTATCTATGAACTGGGAATCGGGTTTGAAAGATCCTTTTAAGATGCGGATTTGTTCCAGGTCGTAGTAGAGATCCTCTCCTATACGTTGCTCCTCCTTGCTTAAGAATGGAGCGGGGCAAGATTTACGTTTGTCTTCCTCAAATACAAAGATCATGCGAGAGGTGAGGCCACCTCCGAATGCGTCAAGCGAGAGGGTGGACCGGAGGAGGTCGGGAGTAGTAGCACCGAGCAAGTTCACCCATATCCCGATGATTTCATCCACTCCCTGGTGCTTGGTGCGGTAAGTCCACCGGCCCTCAGGCCCCCTTCCACAGTCGAACCAATCTGTCAAGTCCATCATGAGTTGTTGTTGCTTGTAGCCTAGGAGCACGGTTAGTTCAGGGGAGTAGATAGTAACTGAGGAGTGATGGTAGATGTCCCCTGTCTCTTCGTTGATTGTAGCGTCGAAGGAATCCATGATGAAGCGAACTAAGGCCTCACGAGATGAGGACTCTGCTGCGAGTTTCACTCCTATCCGAGAGAGGAAACTTTCCCCATAAGACATAGCTGTACCCTTGCGGGCCTTACCAGGAGGGGCACATAGCACGATGTACATATTGGGGTAGAAGCGAAGAGGCCCCCAGTTGATTACACACTTACGTTCTAGGGCTGAGGCTATGGTAGATATGGCGACCCAAGTGTGGAATAACTCCGGGGGTTCGGAATTGTAAGTGTACTTTATGTAGGAGTCTATCCAGTCTGTTAGTTTACGAGGCATATTGTTCCTATGTTGATTTAATTAATGAAGCATATCCAGTACATATATTACCCCAGTATTTACATCTATACCTACAATTATAGTAACTGATTCGTCAAAACCTTTACCATAATCAGTCCCTGTAAATCTGCAGATTTTCAGCGTCTTACCCACTAAATTTGTAGGAGTGAATGTGGGAATTTCAAAGAATATTGAAGCTTCATCAAGATTTAGATTATCGTCGGTAGCCATCCCTTTGTTATCTCCCAATAAGATTGTTCTAAGTAGTTAGGATCTAATGAGTCAAGATCCTTGGCCTGTGTCAGGTTAGTTGCTATATGTGCCGGGTAACGTTTCTTTAGATTATCAAAACTTAACTCTTTGTTAAAACAAACTCCCATCGTAGTGTCCACTGGAATTACAAACTTGTGTTTGTAGTGAGTGTAGAGGGGGATCTCAAGGGAGGCTTTGATCAGGGTGAGAATTTTAGAATGGTCTTCCCACGATACCGGATGGTCTGGATGGTACGGAGTTGGGATTTGAAAACCGATCTGATCATGAACCTGGATGAGAAGCTCGACGTATCGAAATAGAGGGGACCTGTTGTAATAAATGTAATTAAGACCCCGTTGGTCAATAAGATCTCCAACCGTCCCTTGTGGGATGCAAGCGTAGCCATCTTTGTAGAGGGCATCGTCAAGACGATCAGTGAAGACTGTCTTTCGGCCCATGAGATTTGTGAGGGTCCTATTTTTGTTAATACATTGTTTGACATAAGCGTGAAAGCCTCCTCGTACACCAGGGTAGGCGCGGTGGTATATGTCGACGATTACCTTGCCATCGCGCTCAGTGATTTCATTGTATAGACTGAAAGTCTTATAGCCGAGGTCATAGTTGAGACCATGGTTAGCTTTCTTGCCCCAGTCACGCCAAGTGTGCTTGCCATCTCCGATGGGGGCCATACTACGGATGTCAATAGAGGCACCTTTTTCAGGGCCATAGAAAATATTGATCATGATACGGGCGGTGAGTCCGTGGATGTCTTCACCTTTCTCGAAGGCTTCGATCATTTGAGTAATGCGGCCTACGTATGCTACGATTCTATTCTCTGCTTGAGATAAGTCCATGCCGTAGAAGACGTAACCAGAGTCGGCAAGGAAATGAGTAAGTACTCTATGTGGTTGATTCTGTAGGTTGTTACCCGTTCCGAATATGTTTTCACTGGAGGAAGCTCTGGCAAAACGTGTTCCCACGGGATTGTATGAACAACGCATTCTCCCATCGGTGTCCACTTTATTTGGATCCAGGAAAGTGGATCTTTCTTTAGAGAGTCCTCGAAGTTTAAGGATGCATGCAGCCTCTTTGAAACCCTTTCTAGAAATTCTCTTAAGCGCCTTTTCATCAGTTGTTGTTCCACCATCTTTGTTCTTGTAAGGTGGGAGTTTCTTAAGTCCATAGAAATATCCTGCGACCTGTTTGGGTGAGTTAGGGTTGAGTTCAAAGCCACACATAGTGTGAAGTTGCTTGAGGGTAGCATCAGCTTCCCTTCCCATATCATCGTAAGCTTGTTCCATGCTGGCTACATTGATGCGGATTCCCTTCTCCATGATGTAGACATAGGCAGGGATAGCCGCGGTTTTGCGTAGGTAGGTGTAGTAATTTTGCTGGTGCTTGATTGCGGCCAATTGTTTAGGCAATGCATCAGCGCAGACTGCCGAGTCCAGAGCATTATAGTTCCACCCACTCTCGAATGAGCCGATACCCTTTAGCCAATACTTCCCATCGTCTTTGTAGTAAGGGATGTCAGTCCACATAGAGCAGACAAAGTGGAGGCCTACTGGGTAGTCCGGTGCGAGAATTTTCTGAGCCACCATCGTATCGTGGATGTTGCGAACTCTTATGCCATACTTACGGAGCATGTAATGAGAGTCGAAGGTTAGGTTTTGACCTCCAATGGGGATGTCAGGATGTTCGAGAATATAGGCTATCTTCAAGAGGATCTCAGCTTCTTGGGGGATAGTGAAGTAGTCCCCATGCTCATGGGTGAAAGGGATGGAGATTATATCGGTGGGAGAATATGCGAAGGATATGCAAGTCATCTCCCCGTTGAAGACATCTACCTCGATGTCATAGTAGATAGTGTTACCCAGGAGACCATACTGGCGGCAGGTTTCAAGGAACTGTAGACATTGGGAGAAGGATGGACGGATGATAATGTGGCGGGATTTAGATTGCCACTTCCCTTCTTGTACTAACTTAGCCCGTTTGAGGTCCCAGATGAGAAGACGTTTGTTCTTGTAAACATTCTTGGGGGGAATGATAGTAGCGGGATGGAGTGAGGGGATGAGTATCTTGTCACTTAGAAGAGTGGGTTTGATAACTGATCCCCTCCACTTGTTTATGCCACTACGATCAGAGAGTGCAAAGAGGGCCACGTTGCCGAGGGAGATGATTACTTTGGCTGAGCAGGCAGCCAGTTCTTGGGCCAGAAGGTTGATGTACTCCTGTCCTTCAGGGTGGATGATAGGACCACCCTTCTTGCCGAACTCAATATAGTAACCAAGGGGTCTGTCGATGTCCTTGATTACATTAGTGAAGTAACAATCAGCACGGTTTATACCTGCGGCGTTGAGATCGGATTCTAGTTCCTGACCAGCAGGGCCTATGAAAGGGACTCCGCGACGGACCTCGTTGATTCCAGGCTGTTCCCCTACTATTAGATACTTAGCATCAGATGGGGAGCCTGAGGGTTTTACGTAAGTGGCTTTGGGTTTCACGTGGTCTCCATTGCTGTGTTGATTTAATTAATACAGGGAAGCCTCACCCAGTTGGGCATCAATCAGGGATTGGAGCTTAGGTGGGCTGTATGTAGGGGGTTTGATCAACTTTCCATGTTCATTAATTACTCCTCCAGTCTTGGACATATTACTCCTGTGGACTTCTTGGAAGATAGGATTAATGTCAATGCCGCAGGCACTTGCGGTGCCATAGACTACATAGAGTAAGTCGGCAAGCCCATCGGCTGCGTCCACTATATCACCTTTGTGTAGGGCCAGGAAGAGTTCGTTGCTCTCTTCGATGATCAATCGTTGGCGCAACAGGATGGTGTCCATAGAGGGGATGGATGGATAGGGAGCGACACCCTGCCCGAAGGTGCGCATGAATTCAGACACTAGGGATTGCTTATTCATTAGGGTACTCCTTTTCCAGAAGAATCTGGAGAATGTGGATTGCTTTCTTGAGGTCTTCAGCACCACCTTTTTCACGGTGGCGGATAGCGTATTTGCATACCGCAGCCTCGGCATAGGGAATGGAGTTAGCTATGAAGAACTCGATGGGTTGGATAGTCATGTGTTTGTAATGTGAACCTCCTACTTGTTGAGCCAATGCGGGGGAGGTAGTAGGTGGGGTTGGGTAAGTAGGCCTACAATTAGGGATTAGTGAATCTAATTTCTCATTAAATCCATCTTCAAAAGATTGGCTACTTATGATTGACCCAGGTCTAAGATAAAAATCTGGATCATCAATAGTGTGACGCCACCCATTCACTGTGTCCCACTCATTTCCACTGTCCATCTTAAGAGCGTGAAATTGGATGCCAGCGAAGTGTTGATACTTGGGACCTATCATAGCCTCTAAATCAGAATGGTAGATACGCTGATCATTAGGCCAGACAATCCAAGGGCAGCCTTCTGCAGGGCTGTAGCTATTTATGGTGTAGACTGGATCTTCAGGAATCATACTCATATCAGCCCCCTCCTTACTAGCTCAAAGTAACATTCCCTTGTAGCGTTGACATCTACTAAGGCGTCATGAGCACCTTGCAACTCCCGGTTGAAGAGGAAGTAGTAGAGTTCCTCAAGCTTCGGCCACTTGCAACCTTTCTTACCAGAGGGATATGGAAGATTGCATAGTTTAGTGGTAGACATCATGGTGCATACTTTGGGAATGTTATCATCCATGTAGTAGATGTCGTCCTTAGCCTCGGAGCATATCCTGGTGGCCATAATCTTAAGGAGGCGCATGTCGAAGGTGAGATTGTGGGCGATGAGGAGGGTAGACTTTCTGGCGAGGTTAATGAACATTCCCAGAGCCTCAGCAGGCATGATGCCATAGACATCGGCTACAGCTACGGAGATCCCATGAGTGGCCTCGGCTTCAGGGGACATAGGAAGACCTTCTGATCGGATCATGAGGGACATAGTTTGGAGAGGGTGGTTAAGTTCATTGGTGAGTACAGCGGCGAGCTGCACTACCCAAGGTTGAGATGGGTCTGAGTTGGAGGCCTTGAAGTTGGGAAGGCCTGAGGTTTCGGTGTCGAAGAAGAGGTACATAGTTAGTTAGTCTCCACAAGTTGTACAAATGATCGCCCCACAATTAGGGCACTTCCGAGTATACCTGGGGACTTGCGTCCCACAGTTTGGGCAGGTGTAGATGTGGTCATAGTTCTGAGGGGAGTTCTGCTGGAGTCTCATATCCGAGTACCTCTTTAAGTTGTAAGATATAGCCATCTTTGTAGATGGCAGTGAGGTCTGTGCCGATTAAGTTGATACTGTTCAAGTGGCCGGCGAGGATAGTTACGCCTGAGCCAGCGAAGGGGACGAAGCCATTGGAGCCAGGTGGGCAGAAAGTGGTGAGGATTTCACTCATCAGGTCAATCGGGCGTTGAGTAGGGTGGTACTTTTGAGTATGGGGAATAGTAGGGAAGGGGAATACGTTGCTTCGGCCAGGTTTGTTGAGACGGGCCTTGCCCTTACGGGCGTAGAACATGGCTTCATAAGAGTTTCCGAGATAGGTCTCGGGTTGAGCTGTCTGGCCCTGAGCCTTTGTCCATACTGCGGGGATTAGATTCATCTTGAAGCCTACTTCCTGGATAGCTGAGGCGATAGGTTGGAACCAGGGGTCTTGAGCGAACCAGCAAAGGAGCCAGCTGCCCTCCTTGAGAATGCGGTAGGATTCGGTGAAGACCTGAGTCATAAAGGAGATGTAGTTCTTGGACTCGATTTCGTTGTAACCTATACAGGAGTTGTCCTTCTTTACACTAGCCAGGTCTATTGCATAAGGAGGGTCGATCTCAATTATGTTGAGTGAGTTAGATGGGATCTTGGCCATGATATCTAAGCAATCCCCGATGATGAAGGCAGATGAGAGTTTGGAGAAGGTCTTAGATTTATCCGCCATCTGAGTGGAGTATGTGGCAGCGTTGTGACTGTTTACAAGAATCTTGCCGACGTCTTTGAGACGCTTCATAGCTTCGGCTTTGTTCTTGCATTGGTCAAGTTGCATTTCAGGGAACTTTTTGATAGCCTTAGCGAGCTCCATATCTTTGGAGAGGGCAGCAGGGGAGATATGTAGGAGGCGAGCAGTGTCTGCTTGGGACCACCCGGGGGAGTCAGGAGTACGGGAGATTTTCTCACCATGGATAGATTGTTGGAGGTTATGGATTTCGAGCTTGAGGGCTAGATCCTCTTCGTAAGACATCTCTTTACGGTCGAGGTTTTCAGCTAGCTCGATAGCTCGGAGGTCGAGTTCAGAGATGGGCTGGTCATAGATGCGGACAGGGATGGAGGTCCACCCGAGTTTATCCATAGCCATCATGCGCCTACCACCAGCGAGCAGGATGTAAGGGAGATCGGTTTCGCGGGGGATGTTTACTTTGGAGGCTACCCCTATGGCGACTGGTGAGATGAGGCCATTCTTATTTATGGAATAGCTGAGCTGGTCTATATCCCCGTAGTCCTTTCGGAAGCGAGAGCCCAGTTCAATCTGGTTACGGGGGATGAGAGGAGTGGTGGTGTTAGTCATTTGTGATCTCCACTAAATCGTAGGTGATATAAAAGATGTCAGGTTTACAAGGGTAAAATTCGCCCTTGATACCCTTGATAATGAAATCGCCGGGAGAGGCGTGCAATGGCCCCTCAAGTGTGGCGGCCCGCCGGCCTCTCTTACATTACTGCTGAATTAAATCCAATTCTCCAGCGCCAATATGATTCTGAATTCTTAGGGTACGGATTATGTCCGTCAGATTCAGGCGGGCGAGTCAATGTGTTGCCAGTAGTAAAAAATGGGCACCACCGTCCCACGGAATATCCCTCGTGCCACTCTCGTTCAGTGGCTGTTATTTTTATTATTCCACCGGTTGTAAGAGCAAATCGCATATCATTCTCCTTTTGCCTTGCCATGAAGAAACATGGCAAGTTGTTTCTTTTGAGCTGTGGTCATGCCCTTTGCAATAGCAAAGAGGTCTTGTTGCTTAGGTCTCTTGCCAGAGGGTGCACGAGCTACCTTGGCAGGAGCTGCTTTGCGAGCAGGAGGTCTAGTGCGACGGGTCTCCCTGATGGTGCGGATCAGGGAGAAGAGGTCATCAGGGGAGAGTTGAGTAATGGAAGTGCCTAAGTGATCAATCGTGGCCATTGGATTCTCCAAGTCATAGAATGAGTGACAGTAATGTAAAGCACATCTGTGATCCCAACATAGATCTGAGCAGTAGGGATATTCAATCTGGATTCCCATCACTACCTTTGAATTCTCTGAGTTTCTTCTCAAGTTCTATAATCTGGAGTCTCTTAGTACGCTCAAAGCCCACGGTGACGATAGTGGTGAGGTCTAAGTGACGTGAGATTATCGCACCTATGGCCTCAATTCCCCCACGTTGGTAGAGTTCAAGGACCCCGTTTAAGAGGGCTTGGATGAGAGGTTTCTGCCACCCATGGGGGAGGACCTGGGAGATTAAGTGAGATTGCTCACTGGTTAGTTCAGTCGAAAGTCGCATTCTGTAGTCGTTAGGTGGCATGTTAAGATATCCTCACTACGGCTGGGGTTATAGTGGAAATGTTGTCAAGTCTTTCTCTACATCGGAGGCAGTAGATTCTTGGAATGCCACGTCCGGTCCAGAAGATGATGGGGTAGTGAGTCTTTTGACACATAGGGCAGATGGCCTCAGTGGGAACTTCGTTCTTGGGGAGTAGGAGGTAAGGGTGAGGAGAGTGGCGGGGCTTGTTGCTCATGAGTTATAGCCACCAACCTTTCTTTATTACCCCAGTACATTCCCAACACCCATCGGTGAACCCGGCGTGGGCTTGGTCAGGAACGTCAGCGTTGCGCAGGAGCCACGAACCTTGGAAGCAATGGGTGCAGAAGATGGGGATCCATCGGGAGAAGAGTGTAGATATCTCTTTTATACAGGGGGTGCATACTTTGTAAGATAGATGAAGTGGGGTAGGATCGGTGGGATGAATGAATTCAGCAGTATAGATGTCAGATGATGGGTTGGTGCAAAGGGTGCACGTACCCAGGGTAGAGACTATGAGGCCCACTTCATCTATTGAGTTCATTTGGATTCCTATGTTGATTTAATTAATGAAGCAAATGGGCAGGACTCGAACCTGCACGATGTTTGAGGTACTGCCTGAGTCATAGTGCTCATGAACACTCACCAGGTACGCTGGATTTCTAAGTCAGTAATCAAGAACCACCAGTGTCTTCGCGTCTACCAATTCCGCCACCATTTGCTTATATTTCATGTTACATCTTCCGAGCCAACTTGAGTAGCATTCCCTATGACTTTAACTCCATGAACCCAAGTAGTTATTTCAGGCTCAAATACGAATATTAGACGTGATATTAAAGTGTGAATATAACCTTCTTCATTAGGCCCAGAAAATGATATTCTAATTTCATTACTACTTATATCTAATTTCATTGTAGTGCCCAAAACACTGACCCTCTCAATAGAAAGGGTCAATGCTATGTTGATTAAATTAACACAGAATTATATCACGCAGGTGTCACGAGTTTCTTGATATAATTCTGCCGGCCATAAGAATCTTCCTTGATCCCAAGAATGGCATAGCCCTCAGCCCCGACCATGGTGGAGAAGTTGAGCTCGGTGAGGGCGAAGCACCTCTTAAAACAATCCAGTTCCCACAGGCAGGAGTTCTTCCGCTTAGGTTCCATGGAGTCCGTGGGCAGGGAGTAGATCTGAGTAAAACTCTTCGCTGCCAAATCATTGGGCAGGTCGAAAGTTACGAGGAAATATCTCATCCCTGAGTCAGAGGTTCTGACCACTTTCCCACTTTCCTTATCCTTCTTGAAGCCGGTGATACGGATCAGGTGCTCACCTTCATCCGCGACAGTAGGTTCGATAGCACCCGAGGTGTCGATGTCGAGAAAGGTGTCGCCCATATCTTCGTCGGCATAGTCAGCAGGGTTGAAATCGGTGGGATCTTCACAGTTCTCAGTTGTCATGTTGTAGCTCCTTAGCGTTTTGTGTGAGAGGTTGTAGATGACCCCTCGTGAGTGAGGCGTAAGATTGCCCCGTTGAGTTTCCCAATGGCGAGGATGACTCTATCGTCTTTGGGGTGAGTCTGGTTCATTGACTTGATTATTGCTTGGATCTGGGAAATGTAGGTGGTTATAGTGGTGGTTGATTCTACCTCCTTAGTTAGGGTTTCGAGTACGTTGGGGATAGTGAGTGGGGGAGAGGGAGAAGCACTTGAGGTGCTAGGCCCAGCTCCGTAGTATTTCTTGGGTTCGTCAGTCATTTAGGCTCCTTAAATGTTAGGTTTATCTGAATAATTCTTTCCACACTTCTTAAGCATCGCTTTGATGTCAGCATCTTCGCGGATTGCAAGTTGACCCGCACATCCCATTCGGGTCTTGGCCTGGTAGGTGCCAGTCTTTTGAGTTAAGAGTTTATAAGTATTGCCAGAGGCTGAAGTTGCTACCTCGGCATGGTACATTTCGTTGAATAGGAGGGGGATACGTCGGGTGAGTTTGCCCGTGACCATGAGATCCTTGAGGACTGCCCCGGTGATTTCATCCTTGACAAGTGCATCGTGGCCGATGAGTACTACGTCGCAAGAGTAGGAGAGGAGATCACGGATGGCGTTCTCAATGTACATCATCTGAGGCATCCAGTCATTCTGGTGAGGAACGCCGGCGTAGACCATTTTCTTCTCCTTGGGGTCCAGTGAGGGTTTTACTACCATCCCTGATCCAGCGCGGCCTTCTTGTTTGAGGATATAGTACATGATACACTGAGAGAAAGTGGTGAGGTCGAGGGCATAGGTGCCAAGTTGGTTGAAAAAGTCGTCACGTTTGAGTTGATGGTAGACTTTGTCCCACAGTTCAAATTTCGTAGGATTGGCCGGGTCCTCATTCTCGAAGCGAGAGTCTACAAGTATCTTGCCATTATCTATGCAAGAGTCATAGTGGGACCAGGGGACTTGGGATTGGAGAACTGAGCCGCCTCCCGGGTCAAATGAGTGAAGGAGGATAGGAGTGCGGCAGGTACGAAGGATGGAAGTCTTACCTGAACCTGAGCCTCCGTAGATTATAAAGTTGGTAGAGGTTGCAGAGGGGGAAGATGAGTACATTTTCCTCAGGTCTGCAGCCGTTGTGGAGATCTTGATTTGCTTAGCATTTAGCTGAGCAGGGGGTTCTGGCGGCTTGGGAGGTGGAGTGGGATTGGGACTAGTCATTCTTGGCCTCAACTTTTAATTGTTTATCGTATGCTGCAAGCAGATGTTTGTGCTTGTCTTTGATGAGTAAGTACTCGTCCTTAGGAATTCCATGTTCACGAAGGAAGATATCTAAGGCGATAGGCCCCATCTCGTGAGTGAGGGCTAAGAGAGTACGCTCAGCACGGAGGCTGCGATCGTAGTCAGTCTCAATTTTTATGTTAGGAGAGAGCCTACAATCTTGGGCCGAGTGAGCAGGGTCACCACATAAGATGCAAGGGGTCATGAGCGCTTACTCCAGTCATCTGATATTATTGAGCCATTGAGTATACGATTGCCTTCTATATCGTATATAGATAAATAACCCTCATAGTGATATGCTACATAACCTTCAGGCCCGGAGTATATCTGGACATCTGGCTTAAGATTTAATCTTAACCTCTCGAGTATTTTGTCAGGTTTAGGGCGAGCCATAAGAGCTGCAATACCCTCTTCAAGGATACGACCGCGGAGAGATTGATCGTCTACCATACCCCTTACAGATTTCAGTTCCTTGTTAGCCTTTTTCAAATCACGGAGGAGTTGAAGCAGGAAGGCAAGGAATAGTAATGCTACTGAAGCATTGAGTAGATAGAAGTTCCAGGTCATAATACTAACCTCTCATTAAGCTCTTCCTCCAAGGGATTCCAGAATTCTATATGCATATCCACGGGGAGAGAATGCTGATGTTGGATAGGATTATTCCAAGTGGTACAAAAGTCCATGTATTGGCAGACTCGGCCCCAGTTAGTGCAGGCATTACTGTTGGTGGGGAAGCATCGCATGAGATCATTCTTGTCAGAGTGGGTGCTCAAGAGGAGAAAGTCCTCATGGATACGATCCATCCAGAGTTTGGTGAGTTCAAGCCAGTTGTACATCTGAGCGTTGGAGTAGAGGATGGGGAAACGTTCGAGGATGAACTCGGGTTTTTTAGTTTTCTTGAAGCATAGGCAGTTGATTGTGATGCCGCTGACTTGGTCAGGAGGGAAGAGGCAGTTGAGGACATGAGTATAGGTGCCACACTGGATTCCGAGGAAATGCTCGTAAGTGTAGGAGTCACTGAGGTAGTTCCCACCTTTGGTTTTGTGCTCGTGGGAACAATACCTTTCTATTTCCCGATCCCAAAGGACAGTGTCCATTTTCCATGCGATGCGATGGTGAGGGAGGGGGGACAGGTCAACAGTGCCCCCTATCTCCGTCTTATACACGGTGAAGCGGTCCGGGTCAGAGGGGTATTTCTTGATATATTCCAGGAGCATGTCAAAGAAGCGGAGGGGTGTCTTGGGTTCGAATAAGACGTCTGTCTCTTCAGGAAAGGTAGCACGATAGCATGAGTTGAAGATTTCAAGTGCTTCCATTACTGCTTCGACTCGGTATCCGTGGAGGTAGATGTGTTCCATGGCCTTGTGGACGGCCTTACCAAAGACGAGATGGTTGGATGGGCGAGAGGCTCTCCAGCCGAGGGCGTATTCGTAGAAGAATAGCCTGGGGCACTGTTGGTAGGTTTTGATCTTGGTTGAGTCCAGGATCTCCATAGATGGGTGGTAAGGGATGGGGAGGATAGGGAGGTTCATACTCGTACCTCTACTCCTGTCCAGGTAGGAAGAACTACTTCCATGTAAAAGGAGTTGATCCAAGTGGATGTGCTACTTGGATGGGCACCACCCTTGTTGAGCTCCAGGATCATTCCCACGCAGATTTCAGCTGAGATACCCTCTTTATAAAGGGTGCAGATTTTTGAGTATTGTTTTTTAGTCATACTTCCCTCCTACCTTGTTGGGCGTCAGTAAGGATAGAGATGCGCCAGCCAAACAAGCGACATTTAGAACACTGGCTATTGTCGTAGCCCATAGTTAAAATTCCCTGATCTATATCCCCATACTTTTCCTTGTCACCTGACCAGCTATGTGAGCATCCACAGCGAAGTAAGACTACTTGACCTTTAAAGTTCTTCCCCAAAATCATAATGTTGTCTCCTCATCACAATTACTGTATATAGTAGCTAAAGTTAAGTGCCGACGTTTGTAGCGACCGATGTTGTCCTTACCTACTGAGTACAGGAGTAGGTTAAGGCGATTGTGCAGCCCAGTGAAGATGGAAGTTGCTACCATATTCATCACTGTGGGGCCACATACGAGGATGTAATCCTCTGGGGTTGAGGTAGCGAGGATGGGGGCCATGTGACGGTACATAGCGCCCAAAGAAGTTAGGTTAAATTTGCCAGTGGTGAGGTAGATGAGTTCTCCGAACTCAGTGGCTGCGGAGAAGTCATGACACCCACGGTTGGTTATGTAGACTTTTGGCATTAGGGGCTCCTAGTAGGAGGGTTGATGCTATGTTTATTTAATCAATACAGGGATTAGGCTTACCTGCAAGCCCACAGTAGCCACTGCGGGAGGATTCCCATCTCCAGGCCATACAACCTTCGGCGTAGCAGAGGGTTATTGGATAGTCATTGCGATTACGATTTACTGAGGTGGCTACTCCATTGAGTTCGTACTGTGGGTAGCGACCGAAGGGGCACCAGTTCTTTTCAGCTTCCTGTGGTCGCATTAGATAATCCTCACAGCCCGAGAGAATAAGGGCACTTTAGCTTTGTCAGACATAGTTTGGTACTCCACCTCAAGCATCCTGCCGAATACTACTTCGTGGGGAGAGTCACAGTACTTAGCCCAGATGAGTTTGCGGTCTGAGTGGGAGAGCTTTCCTGCACCCACTGAGAATTGAGTTTGCATATCATCGCAGCAGACGAATCCACCTACCATGCCCAGAGGGACTCCTGACTCCGAGGTGGCTTCGTAGATGCTGAGGAGGGTGTAGGTGTCACGGCACTTAGGTTTGAACTTCATCATTCCAGCTATTCGCTTGCGCTCATAGGGTGAGTCTATGTGTCGGATGATGAAGCCTTCGTAACCTTCTCCTATAAAAGTGTCATAGAGATTCATAAGCTCAGTGTAGGTGTGAGCTATGTGCGTGGGCACACGTTTGATGGGTCCAGATGTGGGGAAGGATATGGCATTCAACCTACGGAGCCTCTCGTGTTGGGGGCCATCTGTGACGAGATCAAAGATGTGATAATCAATCTTTTCATGCTCCGGATGGAGGTTAACTTCTCGGGACACAATAGAGTGGATCTCCGAGAAGGTGAGCCCATGAGTGTATAACTCCCCATCATATTCCCCATCTGGCAGGCACCGCAGAGCATGCAAGTTGATGTGGGGCACTGCGGGGATTATATCCTCTGAGGAGGATAGAAGGATGCAGCGTCCTGAGGAGACTATGCATCTGCAGCGTTCTCCGTTTAACTTGGGTTGGACCAAGTATGGGGGGTACCACTTAAGGTGGAACCTCCCGGAGTTGCTAAGGCGGCGGAGGGAGAAGGGCTCCGCTAGTTGGATTCCTTTGCGGATGGCCATGTTAGTTGGCCTTCTTGCTAAGGGTGGCAAATAGCTCGGAGATCAGATCGGAATCGTGTCCAGGAATGGATACGGCCGAGACCTCAGTTGAGAGATTCACCGCTATATTCATGTAAGTTTTGATGTCATGAGTTAAGATGAGTATAGCAGTAGCACGAAGGTAGGCGTGGAGGAATAAGCCCATAGCCGCGGAGATGTCTTTGGCTTGTTCCTCTAACACGATGGCAGATTTAGGGAGATTGACAATTTCGATGGTGGAGTCGTAGATGGCAGATAACTTGTTTATGTTATCGAGGGTTTGTTTGCTGGCAGTGTTAGGCATGAGAGGTCTCCTTATTGTTTTGAGGGACTTGACACATTCTGGGGTTAGAAAAAATTCCCACTCACCGCTGGGATAGATGAGTGGGAATCACTTTAAGTTACACCACTTGTAAAACTCTAGTTACATCTGCACTCCAATGCTCGCCAGGAATTCCCGCTGCTTCTCGGGAGACCAGGTGGCGAAGGCAGACTTGATGGCAGTCTCAGGATCGACCTGAGTTTTCTCCATAACCATGCCGGGTTTCCATGCGGTGAGGGCAGAGGCGATCTGGTCAGGAGTTTTGCCGGCCCTGAGTTGGGCACGCATTACGCCCTGAAGAGCGACGCGGGAGTTGGCTCTGTAATTACTATGGACTGTCTCAGCGCCACAGAGGGCGACGGCAGCGTCCAGGTCATCACCGAAATCGTATTCGATAGTGGCGGAGCGCCAGGAGGGCTTGCCCTCTTCGTCCATGATCACATTGCCTTCGGTGTCTTTGAGCTGATAGCGGGCTTCGACTACTTCTTTTGCCATGATGATTGTTCTCCTTATTTTGGGTGGGTAGGGTGGCCATAGTGGCGCACCCTGGTGAGTTGTGGCATCATTGCCAATGTGGGCTTATTATAACATATTTATTGGGAATGTCAATGAGGGGGATATTATTTATTTTCTACCTAGAGCTCCGCTCTGGATTTTTAAGTCGGTTAGGAGGCTGGAGATGAAGACTTCTCTAGCTTCGGAATCCAGAGAGTCCATGTAAGATTGGACTTTAGTCGTGGTGATGGTTGGCTCTGGGGGCAGAGTTAGGGAACGTGGAGTAGAGGGGGATCGGAGATGGGTTACTTTACCTGCGGAGACAAGAGTGGAGATTTGGATCTCTTTGTATTCGAGGGAGAGAGTGGAATACTCCTGTTTGAGGGCTTTGAGGGAGTCCTCAACTGAGCGGATCTCACGAGGGAGGTCAGAGAGTCGGGATTTGAGATAGTTGGTGCGTTCAGGGGTGGGCATTGTTTATTCCTCAGTAATTACTATATTGGAATTCTTAATAGATGACATCTGAGTCATGTCTGATATCATCTGAGAGAGCATAGATATTGGGTAGTATTTACGTAATGTACCTCGATCAAATTCTTCGAAATAGGTAGAAATGTCATAACGTAAATTCCAAGTATATTTATATTTAGATTTACCTGGATGATCCCCAATGCGTAGAGAGCCTAAGAAACTATCACCTCCTTTGAATTTAATATAGATTGAGCCAGTTAGAGCAATATGGTATAGATAGGCGTCTAAGTTGGCATCTTTTAGTTTTGCTACAAATTTTTTAGGGTTCATAATAATTAGGGGTGGGCATTAGCTGGGCCTCCTATTTAAAGAGATTGTCAATTAGATCGTCTAGAGCTTCTGATTCTGTGCTTCCATATCCACAAGTGGAGTGATTAGCAGGTTGGGCGAAGTAGATTACTCCGTCTTTAAAGTCGTGGATTATAGTAGGTCTGTCGTTTGTAGGTATTTTGTCATGATCGAACATTAGCTACGCTCCTTATGCTATGTTGATTTAATTAATGTAGCCACACATTACTTACTGAAAGGGCAAGAAGATGGGGGGATATATCCATAGGGTCCTTTGAGATCAAATATCTTGTAAAGTTCGTCTTTGTGGATCTCTCCTTGATGGATAGCTTTAATTAGTGCATGAAACATTCTACGATATCGAAGGAGATATTTATTTCTGACGGCCACCCCTCGAATGAGACATGATCTAATCATCTCAGGATCGAGGGAGTCTACAATTGTGATACCTTTGTGGTACTCAGCACCAATCACAATACATTTGATGGGTAAGAGGTGCTCACCACGGGTGATGAGTATCTCAGTTCCGCGGAGTTCGGGGTAGTTAAGTTTCATCTGAATTCCTCTCTTTGAGGGTTGAGTCGATTATGAGTGATAGCATGTTGAAAGTGTCGATTCGGGTAAGAAGACACCAACACTTTAGGCCTATATGGATGTAAGCAACTTCTGCAGTGGATAAGGTGATGTCTACTCTTTCTCCAAGTTCATTACTTACATGATGGAGTAGTCTAGATAAGGAGCTCATACTTTTAGAGACTCCTGCTAAGGTGCGATTAGAGTTTACTGCTACTTTCATTCCTCTACCTCCACAGGGTTAGGTGGAATGCCAAAGTGTTTGCGGATGTCTTCGGCACTGGTATCTACTGGGGTATGAGCAGGAGGAGTAGTAGACATTAACTCCTCCATTTTGGCCACCATTCCGTCGATTTCGAGTTTGGATGGAGTAGTGGGGGATTCTTGACGATGGCGCACGGCGGAGGCATCAGGGCGTAGGGATCGGGTGAGGCTATCGATCATGTGGTCAGGGGCGTCTTCGATGCGGAGGGCTTCTACTAACTTAGTAGGGATGGTGGTAGTGCGGAGGCCCATTCGAGAGAGTACCTCAGTAGCGTCGGCTTGAGTAGTGATGAACTCAACTTTGCCCATGTCGACTAGGAGTTGGACAAGGGATTCGAGTGATAGACGGGTGAGTTCACTCACAGAGCGCGGAGTCTCACCGTTGGATAGCCAGAAGGTGGCCAGGGTGGCTAGGTGGCGAGCGTCCAGGCGTACGTGGATGGCGACAGTAGGGGGGCGCCCGTGCATGTTGGATAGTTTGGTCATACTGAGACCTCTTCAAAAGTGGCATCTTGGCACGTCTGACACATACCGGAGATAGAGTACTCCTTGGCAGAGAGTTGATCTCTGAATGGAGTGATAGGTTTCTTGCACCAGGTGCAGATTCTCTGCGTGGCTGCATCTTGGCGAGAGATCCCAGTGAGGGATGTGAGAAGGGATTCAATTGATTGGGACTTTTTAGTGGGCATGGTTTAGACCTCCTTAACAGTGCGGGGGGTGACTTTCTTACACTCCCCAGTAATGGTTGACACGAGGATACCATAAGCACCTTTTAGGCGCATAGAGCGGATGAAGGAGCGGAGAGCCGAGATACCCTCATGCCAGCAGTTTCCATAGTAACAGGGGCGGATATAGATGCGAGTTACTTTGGGGGAGTGAGGCTCACCTGGGTGAGATTGTGGGGAATCAGAGTGGGAATGCCCACGGGTAGATCGCTTGAGGCGATGGGTCGAGGTGCGAGTGCGAATTCTAGTGTGGATTGTTCCGGTTATCATGAGAGTTCCTCATCATAGTTAGGGCGTGATTTGTGTGTCCATCTTTCTGAGCCATCATACTCATCACGCTCAGACCAGGAGCCATCTGTAAACCAGACATAACCGAAGAGTTCCTGTGTTCCGTATCCATTATCGTATTCAAAGTTTAGGTGTGGCAAGACTGTGGATAATTGTCCTTTGGCTGTAACCGGGGAATGGTAGTTGATACATTTGATGCTAATAAATGTGGGAGTTTTACCTACTTCTTGTATGTGTTTGAGAAGTTCGTCTTTCGCGTTTATCATGAGAGTTCCTCCTTTGCTGCGTTGAATTAATTAATGTAGGGATTACTCCCCGTCTTTAGGTGGGTTCGCTGGGGGTCCAGGCACATTGCTGGTCTGTGTTCTCAGTCATGGAAATGGGCCAGGAGCCACCTCGGTACATACATGAGTAACAAGGCTCGGATTCTGAATCCGAGGTGAAGTTGGCACAGGTGGAACACCAATGTTCAGCATGCCCAGAGTGGGTGGGGTCAGATGAGGATCTCAAGTAACAACCCATAACTACCTCCTTATGGTAAGTGTTTAGGGTGAGGGTGGAGGGTGGCTCATTTAGGAACAACCACCAGCATAAAAACCAGCCCGAAAACACATATAGTTAGGCATGAAGTCTTCAGGCTCATCCCCGAAGGAGTACCCAAGGGACTCTTCAAATTGCTCAAACACCTCGATTATATGTGTTTCGTTGGAATATATTCCATAATTTCGCATAAATTAACTCCTTAAGTGTAGATAGTGAGTACTGACCCAGTTGTTAGCACCCAACGGTGCTACGTCTAGGTTTAGGGCATGAATTCTACATACCCCGTCAGGAGGAAAATGGCCGGGATGATAATCCACACTACGATAGCTGGCCAGTTTGGGACAGAGTCCCAGGTGTAGTAACCCTTCCCGTCACATGCCATACAGGAGTTAGCAGGCCCTGAGCCAACCCCTGTGCCTACGCAGTAGGGACAAGTTTCACGATGTTTCATATAGATGCCTCCTTGTTAGATGTGTGGCCCAATGCCACATTGGTTCATTATGTCACAATTATAACACACTCCATGTATGGTGTCAATACCTACCCACCCACTGCGTGGGATGGGGTGATAGGTGAGGTGGGAATGCTACATTGATTTAATTAATACAGCATTCCACTTTGTCTGGAATACCATACTTGGAATCACTTGAGGTGATGGTTCAGGTGAGAATGGGAGCAGGTAAATCACTTGAGGTGATTAGGCTACCCAAGAGATTAGGCCTCTTCCCACTTATCTGCCATCTCTATCACCTCTAAGTCTTCGAGCCACCTATCTACATCTTCACCTATGGTGATGAGTACTTGGTCAATCTCATCTCCATCTGGCTCGATACGGGCCACCTGTCTGATAAAGGTATCGATTTGGGCCACCAACTGATCCAATTTCCTCCTGTTCATACTATCCTCTTCTTGTTGGGAGCATTTGCTAGAATACCCCAGTTGGCATCACTTGATGTGATGTGGTGAGGTGTAATTTCATAGTGCATAGCATTCCTTGAGCAACTCCAGACGTTCCCTCACACTATACACCCTGAGGTACATTGGGCTTAGCATCAAGGCACGTAGACACTCCAACTTTGTAATCCTAGTGTGAACTTTCATAGTCTTGCCTCCTCCTTACCACCTTGAGATGTAATCCCATAGGTCTACGCACGACTTGAGTCGTGATCCTCACAATGGGTGAGTTTGGGACGTTAGTCCCACTTTGTATCCAATGTTCCCATTGTCCCAATGGTCCCCAATGTCCCATTTGTCCGGCTCCTCAGGTACCCCCTTCCCGCACCCTTCCCATTCCATCCCCATCCCCCCCAATATGTCTCCCCTGTAGCCTATCCTCATCCCTATCATATTCACCTCTTCGTTAGATAATTATTATCTATATATATATCTAATATATGTATTAGAGGAGATATTTACACATAGGTGACATGGGACACACACCATTGGACACAATTGGGGGAGGGCACGAGGGGGGGGTGTCTGAGGAGTCACACAATGGTGGGATTGGTGGATATGGTGCATATGGACACACCATTCCCACATATGGGCTCCCTACATTAATTAAATCAACATAGCCACACGAATCACCCTAACCAACCCACACGGATTCCGATATCCTAACTACTCCTGCATCCCTTCCGCAATCTTGGCCTCTGCCTGTTCCATCGTGAGGAGTTCCTCCTCATCGTACAACCCCTGCGGGACGTCCATCTTGCTAGACTCCATCATACTGATGATGACCCGGACCTGTTCCAGCCTACTCTGCCCTTTCAAAAACTCAGTAGCCCTCTCCGTGGTCATGGGAGCAGGTGCGCCCTTCATGCCGGAGAATAAGGGTGCCCCAAACTGTACAACCTTGGGCAATTTCCCCTCCAGGAACTCTGTCCAGTGGCTTTTGATCTGGGCCTGCCACCTAATAACCTGGCACGAAATGGCCAATGTCCTCAGTGTGTCCTGACTCACTCCAGTGAAATCCACCTCAAACTCCACCTTCTTGGTCTTCCCTGCCTTCCTATCATCCTCACACATACTTACTTTAAACTCAACCTTCTGTGTCATCTTTTCCATAACTCACTCTCCTTGGGCATCTTGCCCGATTATGGAACCCGTGAAGGTTGATTAAGGTGATTCATACCTTATCCCTTCCCCGTCCACACCTACCCAGTTCACATGCTCCAGGGCTCTCCCCTGTCTCATATCCTTCCAGTGTGGGCAACTGGCCCATTCCCGCACCCAGTTGTTATGTCAAAGACCACTCACACCCGCATTACATGAGGCCGTACATCCAACCCCACAACGGTGGGCATCACACATAATGCCCCAATGTTGAATACATTATAACATATTCGGGGATAGATGTCAAATTTATGTTGAATGGGTAGGGCCTCCCCTAAGGGGGTATCTCATCGACGGCCACCCATAGACCCCTGTATATACATTATGGCATAAGTTGAAAGGATGTGGCATTTCCCACAAATCCCGCTCCATGGGTAGAGATATGGAGAGGATGGCTATGTTGATTAAATCAATGCAGCCAGCCCATTCACTGCGTGAATGCTTAGAAATGGGTAACTAGAACTTCTCTAAATGGAAATTACCACCTTGACCCCTTCCCAATAGTATGGTATAATTGGGATAATCTAAGGAGACTTTTGATATGGCGATGGAATATATTAGACAGGATGGGAGTGAGAGTGACTACACGGATCCCAACCGCAAGGATATGCGCAGGAAGAATGGCCCCAGAGCTGGGTGGCAAGTAGCCACTATGTGGGAGAGCCACCATGAGATTGCTAGGATGATTCTCCTAGGGCATTCTAACGTAGAGGTTGCAGCCTCACTAGGGATCACAAAAGAGCAAGTAAGCAATGTGAGGAACTCTCCAGTTGTCCAGGAAAAACTCACCATTATGAAAGCGGCGAGGGACGTTGGAGCGATTGACCTCTCCAGGGAAATTGCCACTCTTGCCCCCATTGCCTTGCAAAAGGTGAAGGAAGCTCTCGAGACCGGGATGGTAAATGGGAAGGAAGTTTCTGCAACGGGGATTCTGAAAGAAGCTAATGGGATTCTTGATAGAGAAATGGGGCGCCCAACCCAACGAGTTGAAACCCGTAATCTCCACGGACATCTCACGATGGAAGATATTGAGCGTATCAAGAATCGCGCTAAGGAACTCGCCTCTACATCGGGGCAATCTGCATGAGTGGGAGTGACCCAGGATACACTGGGCCTTTCCGCAGAGAGGATGATCACTCTAGCTGCCCCAACCCAGGGTGCAGAGAGCCTGAACGGGCTGCGAGGGCAGCCGTAAAAGAGATCCTCTTCATATGTGGAGTGAAGGTAGATGATCCAGAGTCAGTAGCAGAGTTCCAAAGTGACTTAAGATTTGGCAGAGAAGTAAGGGTGTTAATTAAAAGAGGCATCTTAGGCTTCGTCGCTGCTCTTTGTGCGTTGATAGGAGGTTACCTATGGACAAAAATAGTAGGATCATGACTCCACCTATCACACACAGTGATTTATCTGGGGCAGATTTCCCATCCTCTTATCCCCTCCGCTTCACCCAATGTCTCCAGTTTGTGCTGGCCCATGAGGGCATGGGGAGGGTGAATAGGGACTCAGGTGGGGTGACTAAGTGGGGGATTAGTCAGAAGGCTTATCCTGAGCTTGATATAGTAAGTCTCACACTGGAAGATGCCACTGAAATCTACTTCAGGGATTACTTCTCACCTAACCTCTCCTGCCCTATTGACCTCTTGTACTTTGACTCAGCCGTGAATTGTGGAAAGGCGCGGGCTGGTAAGTGGCTCCAGGCCTCCATCAATGGATATCTTCCACGTAACTATATAGAGATAGATGGGGTGATAGGCACTCTTACCATTGAAGCCCTCAAGTACTGCCCTCAAGACCTACTCACCCTCAGTCTCCTAAATGTGAGACTCTTCTACTATTACTCCTTGCGTAAGACCCATGCTGAATACTTCTCCGGGTGGGTTGGTCGAGTGGCGGACTTGATAGGGGTGCTGTCTGAAGGATGTTATGATGCTTCGTTAATTAAATCAACACAGGAATCATTATGAGTCTGGACGGAGAATGGTTAGTGACATGCTTAGGCTGGGCGGCAATCTTCAATCCGCTGAATGATCACAAAGTCATCCAAGGCGGGGAGGGATTCAACCGGGCCGTGGGGATTGAGGGGGCTTGGTTTTACACAGCCCCTGCTACTGGTAACAGATACATTCTTGATTATAACCACCCGCGCAACGATGAATTTTTCAAAGATATTGTCGATATCGTGGAGATTTTGCCAGACGGAACGGCAAAAGGGGTATTGTATAAAGCAGAGCGACGCAGATTTGAATTTACGCTGACGAGGGTATCAGAATGAGACAGAAACTCCTCACCATCACGGCCCTGCTGCTTCTTCCTTCTGCGGCTGGGGCTGCTGTCTACTATACAGACCCGGATTGTGCTAACCATGGGAATGGGCTGTCGTTCGCGTGTGCCGAAACTACTGGCGGAGCAGGTGCTTTCAATACAACTGCCGGGGTAACGTACTCCGGGACGAATTGGTACTTGTTCAGCTCAGGAAAAACTGTATCTGCTGCATATGTGAATATCTCGACAGGTGGAAATTCTACCACTGATAGACTGGTAATCGGCAGTTATTCGACCGGTGGGGCTGTCTCGACATCTAAAGCAATTCTTGACGGATTTGGAAACAGTCAGGACCGTGTAATAAATTCAGGCAACAAGTACCATTGGACCATCCAGGACCTTGAAATTGTCTACGACGATGTTTCAACACAAGCGAATCGTATAGGCATTGCGTGTCCTTCATCAGGTGGAACAGTAAGCACTGATTATGATAACATCATTCGGAGGGTATATGTTCATGATATCTTGATTGATGAGGCAGCGGCGAACTTTGCAAACGGGATTCGTGCAGTTAGTAACGGCGGGCTACAACTTATAGATGTCACCATAGATAATATATCCACCGATGGCTTTTATGGTGGCGGAGACAATCTACAAATTATCAGGCCGAATTTTTCCGGTTCTGGGCAAGGATCATTGGTTACAGGCGACGAGATCCAGTTAACCACTGGCACAGGATGGTTGGTGCATGGAGGCACTATCACCCACCCGCAGCATGATGAGAAGCAGGCATTTAACGCCGCTTCCACCGCTGGGTCTGGAGTTATAGAGGACGTGACACTGAATTGTTATGAGGGTGTGTCTTCAGTGGGGAATTGCTTTTACAATCAATCTCCCGGGACAGTTGCCCGCCGATTGAAGATTAGGGGAAGTGGGACAGTTGGCCCGGTATTTTTCTCAGCTTCGTCTACCGGCAGTGAATTTTATGACAACTATGTTGTTGCTACTCAAGCAGCCGACCGGGGCTCATATGTATTTGCAAATGACGTGAACCAGCACAATAACACCTTTGTTTATGCTGGAAGCGCCGCTTCGACCGGCTATGGAATCCATGAACCCGTGTCGGTTACTGGTGGAGTTCAGGCAAATAATATCATATCCGGCTTCGCAACAGGAATCCGCAGCACAAATAGCACCGACAACTATAATGTTATCTATGGAGCAACGACGGACTGCGCTGACTCTGACGG